AAAAGGTGTTGATAATTCATCAACCATAACTGCATTACAATTAGATATGTCAGAGGCTGGGAAAGCAATATTTAATTCAGATGTAAGTAGTTCAATAGCTTCAACCTTTAGTGCTGGTACAGGTTCATTTGGACACATTGATGGTACTGGTGTATCTGACCAATTAGCCGCAGCCATAGTAGCAGAAATTGATAATGATGAAATACCAATTGCGAGATTAGCAGAGGATGCAGTTACTGTTACTGCTGGAACTGGTTTGACAGATGGTGGCTCTGTAACATTGGGTGGTTCGGTTACATTGAATGTAGCGGCTGGAAACTTTATAGATGTACAGGCAAACCAAGTTGATGTAGATTTATCTGAAGCTAGTGAAGCCGCTATTGCTGATGGTGACTACGTTCTTTTCTTAGATGGTGGTGCTACTGGTACTTTGAAAAAAGAAGCATTGGCAGATGTAACCACATTATTTGCAGGTGCTGGTATGACTGCCACTAACTCAGTTTTAAATGTTATAGGTGGAACAGGTATAACTGCTAACGCTAATGAAATAACTACTACGGACAGTGAAATCGTACACGATGATTTAAGTGGATTTGTTGCTAATGAACACATAGACCATAGTGGAGTAACAATTACAGCAGGAGATGGTTTAACAGGCGGTGGAACAATAGCCTCAACAAGAACTCTTGCAGTTGGCGCTGGTACAGGTATTGATGTTGCAGCTGATGCTGTTTCAGTAGATGTCTCAGACTTTATGACAAATGGTTCAAACAATAGGGTTCTAACTGCTACTGGTACAGACGCTATGAACGCTGAAGCTAATCTTACTTTTGATGGAAGTACATTAACTATTACAGGTGATGCAATTGTTGCAAATGAAAAAGCCATATCAACTTCAACATTTATATCAGGTATAACTGGAGATGGATTTAGATTAGAAGACCAGGGTTCTGATGGAACATTATTAGAGGTAGACAATGTAGTAGTAAGAAATACACTAAGAACGCACATATTCCAAAAGGATATTGTTAAAGCAACCAATGGTATTTTATTTATTTCAGATAGTGGTGTTATATCAGGTTCTACTGGAACTACGAGTAGTGGTACAGTGTCTTTTGACAATACAAAATCAGCTACATTTACTAACAATCAAGAATTATTTTTTAAAGATGTTGCTGATGATGGAACAATAAACTCTGTACATTTTACAATAAATGGAAGTAAGTCTACAAGTGGAGATATTGATACATACGATGTGGATAATGTTGTTGGAAACTTATCCAATTTAACAACTGGTGGTACAGCAGCTAGAATAACTGGTGGTACATTAACCTTAGATGCTTCGTCACCAAACAGTCCTTATTTAGATGTAAACGCTGCTAGTGGTTCACCTGTAGTAAGAGTTGGTAATTTAGCTGGAATAACATCTCCTAGATTTGGAGCTTTATCAAACGACCACGCATTTGGAATGTGGGCATCAGGTTCTGTTTACTTAGAGGGTGCTATAAATGCTAAAACAGGTAATATTGGTACTTGGGGAATCGGTGCTACTGCTATCAGTAGTTCTGGCAATACAGTAAATATAGATGCCGATGCTGAGAGAATTACTATCTCTAAAGCTGATGGTACTAATATGATTTTCTTAGGTGAGGTTGATGGTGGTAGTGTATATGGATTGAAAATTTTTGATGGAACTGGAACAGCTGATGGTGACATTTTAGTTGAGTTAGGTCAAGGTGGAAACACAATAGCAGGTTGGACTGTATCAACTGGTGCTATTACAAGTCCAAGTAGTATCATAACTATAAGTTCAGATGCAAAAAGAATTACGATTAACGATGGAAGTAATGATAGAATTTATTTAGGTGAAGTTGATGGTAGCACAACTTACGGATTAAAAATATTTGATGGTGGTGGAACTGCTGATGGAAACAGATTAGTAGAACTTGGTGAGGGCGCTAATATGATTGCTGGTTGGGATTTGATGCCAGGAACAATTAAGAGCGATAATCAAGGTGGAAGTGTTGCTCTAAGTGCATTTAGTCAATCTCTTACAATTTGGACTGGTAGTATAAATTACGGACAACCTAAACTTGTATTAGGTAAGTTGCCATTACACGATGGAACTGTAGATAGCCCATATGGTTTGGCAGTATTTAGTGGTAGTATAGGAGAGACTGTATCAGGCTCTGAAGAAAATGCTTCGGTATTAATAACAGCAAACAAAGCTAGATTAGCTGGTTGGGAACTTATACCTGGTAGATTGAGTAGTGGTACAGTTGCTGATATAAATGGTAATAATGCTTCAATCGCACTTGGAACTGGCGCTACCACAGCAACTGGTACACCAACAGACGGATTATTTTTTGTTAGTGCTTCAACATCGCCTGTGTTCTATGTTGGTTCAACATTCTCTTATGTCGATGATGTTCTTACTGCTGGTGGTTGGAAGATTGGTAAAGGACAAATATCATCTTCTAATGGACAAGCGATATTAAGTGGTAGTGGTGTTCTTTCTTTAGGAACTGGAACACATAATTATGCTCAATCTAATAGAACTTATATTGATGGACCTGGCAATAGAATGTCTATTGGTAGATACTTTCAGTTTTCTAGTAATGTATTAAATGTTGCTGATTGGGAAATTGGTGATAAAAAAATAATTTACAACGATAGTGGAACTGAGAGATTTAGATTAGATGCTCTTACAGGAGATGTTCAGATAGATGGAGATGACGCGCTTGGAATAATTCTTGGAGATGTAGGCGCTGGTATTTCATTAGATTCTGAGACTAGTATACCTGTATTTTTTGGTACAAAAGAGGATGGAAGTCAAAGTGTATTTAGAGTAGGTAGTACTAGTGCTTTTATGAAGTTTGACAGTGGTGTTGGTTTTGAAGTAAGTTCTTCTAAATTTCAGATAAAAACTGATGGGGATGTAGTAGTTAGAAAAGTAGATGCTGTTGCTGGTACAATTGGCGGATTCAGTATTACAAATAGTGCAATATCAAGTTCATCAACACCAAAAAGAGGTTTGATACTAAAGCCAGGTGATTCTATTAAGGGATTCGGAACAACTGCTCATACATTAAGAAGTGCACAAGGTAAATTTAGTTTTGGTGTTGGTGCAATAGCACCACCAGAAGGTGCTGATGTACAATGGAATTCAGATATGGCTGCCGCACCTGGTGGTGATATTTCGTTATAATAGGAGGAATAAATAATGGCAAATTATCCATTTAAAATAAATATAACAAAAGGAAATGGTGATCAAGTAACTTTTTACACATCTTCCTTTGCAACAGATGCTGATGCATTAGTAAGTGCTTCAGTTATGGTTGAAAAAATAAATTTAATACCTGCTGGCAACACATATATTGAAAGTATAGAAGCAACTAATATGCATGGCTCAAGAAAATATGGTCAAAGTAATGAGGGTTCAGATTTCCTTTCAGCTTCTTACACAGAACCAAACACAGGTAGTGTAATTTTTACAGATACAGAAACAAGTACTAATGATGGTCTTGCTTCATATCAGTTTCACGGAACTAAAGTTTGTTCTGTTTTGGGTATACCAGAGGGTATACCTATAAGACCTGAAAACTTTAAATTTGATGATAGCGCAGATGGATCGAATTATTTATCTGGAGATGTAGTTGCAGATAGTATACAATTAAAGCAAGGATTAAAAATGTCGTCACAAGCAAGAATGAGAAGTAACTTAGTTTGGGATGAAGTTTTTGGAGAAGGAAATATACAGTGGGTTAGTGGAAGTTCTAATCAATTAAGAATTGGTTATGATGACCAAAATGATGACTACCAAATTAGAGGAAATGGTGCGACAATCATTGAAGGTTTTAAGCATATCGGAACTACAAGTAATTCTATAAGAAGTGGCAGTTTTTTAAGATTAGATGCTGCTGATATAGATATGAAGTCTGGTGCTGGTAAACTTACTGTCGGAGAAACAGGCGCTCCGATAATCCAAATAGGTGATGGTTATGGGATTACAGACGCCGCACCTGGTGCTGGTTTAGGTAATTTAGCTGGTATATATATAGGCTCACAAGCTAAAATAAAGATGACTTCTGGACCAGGAGATGGTTCTGATGCAGAAGCAGAATTAACTCCAAGTGGTTTTTATATTGAACTTACCAATACTAGTACTTTTGCCAATACGGCTACGGATAGTGATTTTCAACTTGTACTACGAAACAATACCGATACATCAGAAGCTTTTGTCGGTATTGCATTTCAAGCAGAAGCTGGATTTAATGCTGATAGAATAAATGCGGCTATCTTTGCAGAGAGGGTAGATGCTGGTGCTAGTGATGTTAATAGTGATTTGGTATTTGCAACTAATAATGATGCTGACGATGATTTGTTTGAAAGGATGCGCTTAGATACTAATGGAAATTTAGGGATCGGTACAGATACTCCTGGTACGGCTGGTGGCACAGTAGGATCAACTGGCGGATTGCTACATCTAGGATCATCCGCAAGTTCAGGTTCAATTATAAAATTAGAAAATACAAATACAGATGCTTATGCGGGAGCTATTCATTTTATTAAAAATGGGCATGGTGAAGCTGACAATGATGTTATAGGTAATATAGAGTTCAGAGGTGACGATAGTGGAAATAATGAAACTATATTTGCTTATATTCGAGCAAGGTCAGGTGATATTACTGATGGTAGTGAAGATGGAGATTTAGAATTTCATTGTATAGATGGTGGTGTTGATAGAACTATGATGTATCTGAATGGAGATACTGCTGATGTTGTCGTCTATCAAGATTTATATGTTACAGGTACTGAACCTGATTTTGGTGCACTTGGCACTAAACATTATAGAATACATAACAATAATTCTCATAACTATCACGATTTTACTGGTGGTGATTGGATTATTAGAAATAATACTACTACTCTTTGGACTTTAGCTGACTCTACAGATGTTATGGCTATGAGAAAAATAAAGCCAAGTTCAGATAATACCTATGATATAGGTGGAAGTAGTGCTAGATGGGATAATATATATGCCACAAATGGAACGATACAAACTTCTGATAGAAATGAAAAAACACAAATAACTAGTTCTGATTTAGGATTATCTTTTATAAACGATCTTAATCCTGTAAAGTATAAGTGGATAAGTGGTAGTAGAACACATTATGGATTGATAGCGCAAGAAGTATCTCAATCATTATCAGGTGATTTTGCTGGATATATTGAACCAAAACTTTATCAAAGTGCAAGTTTACAATTAGAAAATTATACATCTGATATGTCAGGCTCTGCTTTGACTTACAAAGATTATGCTGAAAATACATTACTTACGGAAATTAGTGATTGGGATGAATATACATTTTATGGTACAGGTAGTTTAGGATTGAGGTATGATGAATTCATATCACCGATGATAAAAGCTATACAAGAATTATCTGCACAGGTAGAAACTCTAAAAGCACAAATAAGTGGTAGTAGTGACTTTAACGCTTTAAAAACGACACTTACCAATAATGGATAATTCACAAACTTTATATTTATATATGAATAACTACATAGGAAATTATGGATAAACTCACAGAATTCTTAACAAAACCTTTTTTAACTGAGGGAGCTAGAGATCCAGGTATATTTAAAGCTATATTTTTAGCTGGTGGACCTGGAAGTGGTAAATCTTATGTTGCTGGTCAATTATTTGGTATACCTGAAAAGATAAATGTATCTAAGTCAGGTTTAAAAATGGTAAACCAAGATTCTGAATTGGAAATGTTACTAAAGAAATACTATGGTACTACAGACTTAGATATTATGCCAGATGAACTATTTGCTGATTTGACAGGTGTTGATAGAGATGGAAATAAAGTTGATTACGATACAAGCGGTTTAAGAGCATTTGCCAAAACATTAAGTAAAGAAAGATTGAGATTATATACTGAGGGTAGATTGGGTGTAATTATAGATGGAACTGGACACAAATATGGTTCTGTAAAAGAAAAGAAACAAAAATTAGAAGCATTGGGTTATGATTGTTTTATGGTTTTTGTTAATACATCATTAGAAGTTGCTCTACAAAGAAATGAAGAAAGAGCAAGGGTTGTGCCAGAAAAAATTGTTAGAAAGAGTTGGCAAGATGTTCAAAACAATTTAGCATTTTTTCAAGGTTTGTTTGGTATGGGTAATTTTATGGTGGTTGGTAATAATAAGTTTTTAGATGCCAATCAAGCAAAAAGAAAATTTAAAATGTTAGTTAGTAAAGGTATTGATAAGTTTTTAAAACAGAAACCTAAAAATAAAATAGCAAAGGCTTGGTTAAGAAAAGAAAAGAAATTTCAAAAAGTATTTAAAGATCCTGGCCAATCTCGTTTCTTTGAGGCTATTAAGATAGATGTTAATGTTGGTGATACAATTAAAGTAGGTAGATTCAAAAACAAAAAAGTGTATGTTAAAAGTATTGGAAAAGACAAACACGGAATGCCAACAATAAATGGAAAGCCAGTTGTAAAATTTAGAATGGGTAAAGATACAGACTTTTTGAAAAGTGTAGATGAAGCACCAAGAGTTCCACGAAAGAAAGGACAACATCGTGGTTCAAAGTCACATTCAGATTTATACACAGATGAAAATCCAAAAGGAACAATCAAAGGATTAAAGTTCGCTACAGTCGCAGATGCTAAGGCTTCTGTAAGTAAGATAAATGGAAGTGGTAAAAAACACGCACACAAAATTCAAGCTGCTGTCGCTATGGAACAAAGAGCTAGAGAGATGGGTAAGGCTTCACAAGCTGCTGTTTATAGAGCATACATCAATAAGATGAAAAAGAAAACCAAAAAGAAGAATGAAGAGTTTGGTGCACCTAAAGGATTCTTACCATCACCAAGCCGTAAGATGGTAAAGAAGATGAAGAAGAAAGGAAACACTTCAGTTCCCTATGGTAGTGGTTATAAAAAAATAAAAAATATAAAAGAAAGTCTTGACTTGTATACTAAAGAATTCGTATATTCTATTGTTGAGAATGGGGATAGTGCATCTAATTTGAACGAAAAAAAAAATAAAAAAGTAATCGGTGTATTTGGTGGTAGATTCCAACCATTTCATTCAGGTCATTTAGCTACTTACAAATGGTTAAGTAAGAGAGTAGATGAGGCTTATATAACCACATCTAATATCAAACAACCACCACGACATCCATTGAACTTCAAAGAAAAAGTTCAACATATGGTTAAGATGGGCATTCCTAAAAACAGAATCATAGAGGAAAAATCACCTTATGTAGCAAACAATCTTTTGAAAAAATTTAAAGCCGATGATACAGCAGTTGTCTACACCTTTGGTGCAAAAGACGCTGGTAGGTTAAAAGCTGGCACAAAAAAGAGTGGTGGTAAAACTTACTATCAAGACTTTTTAAAAAACAAAAATAATTTAGAGGGATTCGACATACACGGATATTATCTTACAGCACCACAATCAGGTAATGTTAGTGGCACTCAAATGAGACAATTGTTAGGAGATCCTAATATAGACGAAAAACAAAGACAAAAGTTATTTAAAAGTTCGTTTGGATACTTTGACAAAGCTGTCTATAATATGATGACAAAAAGTTTTAAAAAACTATTTGAATCATTGATAATAACAGATGAGTTGATAGAAGAATTTTTGTTAGAAGCTACTTCTAGTCCAGATGGAAATTTAGATGATGGTCCTTCTACATTTTATACTGATTATAACACATATAAAAAAACTTCTAAAGAATGGTTAGATTCTTTATATGATAAAGCTGGTTGGAAAGTAGTAAATTATATATTAGATGATAGAGCAGAGAATGGGATAGAGACAAACTACCATTCAGTACCTTTAACATTTTTAGACCACGGTCAAGCTACTGGCTCTACGAGAGCAGTCAATAAATACAAAAAATGGATGGGGGAAGTTGTTAGACCATTAGGTTGGGAAATAGTTAATTGGATGGGAAGTTCAGCTGCTATCAATAATATTATAGGTAGTTTATTTGCAGCTGGTGCTGACGCTGATTCTTATACAGATGAAGATGGAGATGGTCTGTTTGAAAACATTCAAAGTAAAAGTAAATTAAAACAAAGAAGTAAAGAAAAGGAGTTACTGCTTATGGGCGGAGCTTATGGTCATTTAAGTCATCCATTTGATAATAAAAATCTTACATTTTCAGATTTTAAAACACTAATTATTAATACGTTACAAGGTAATCTTAGTAGTGAAGGCGCTGTTACAGAAAAAACAGATGGTCAAAATATAATGATAAGTTGGAAGAATGGAAAACTTATCGCAGCTCGTAACAAAGGACATATTAAAAATCACGGTGCCAGTGCATTGGATATAAATGGTATTAAAAATATGTTCGCTGGGAGAGGTGAAATCGAAAAAGCCTTTGTTTATGCTATGAGAGATTTACAGATAGCAGTTGGAAAATTAAGTAAAGCGCAAAAGGACAAAGTATTTGATGAGGGTAAAAAGTTTATGTCTTTAGAAGTGATATATCCAAAGACAGCAAATGTAATACCATATGATAAAGCATTGTTACAATTTCACGGAACAATAGAGTACGATTCTGCTGGATCTCCAATAGGAGAGGACAGAGGTAGTGCCAGAATGTTAGCTGGTATGATAAAGCAAATAAATCAAGACATACAAAAAGCATTTAAGATTACAAAACCATTTGTTACTAATTTGCCAAAAGTAAAAGATTTTAGTAAAAGACAAAGTTACTTTTTAGGTAAATTAAACAAATTAAAAAAAGAGTACGGATTGAAAGATACTGATACATTAGCTGATTATCACCAAGCCTATTGGTATGAATATATTTTTAACGCAGGAAAACAATTAGATAATCCTAATGTAAAAAATAATGTTATGGCTGGTCTTTTAAAAAGATGGGCATTTTTTGATAAGTCCTATAAGATTCCGCAGATTAAAAAAGATTTAAAAGACCACCCTAAATTTTTAGAATGGGTATTATCTACTGATAAAAACGACCATTCTAAATTACAGAAAAAACACATTAGAGATTGGGAAGTTCTTTTCTTTGAATTGGGTGCCGAAGTATTATCTAATATCAAAGATTTTATAGCAGCTAATCCTGATAAAGCTGTACAAAAGATAAAGAATGATTTGACTAAAACAATTTCTCAGGTAAAAAAAGCAAAGGATCCTTCTAAATTAGAAATGTTAAAAACACAATTAGATAGATTAAATGCTTTAGGTGGTTTCAAAAAGATTATTCCAAGTGAGGGAATAACTTTTGTTTTCAAAGGAAAGGTTTATAAGTATACAGGAGCATTTGCACCTGTAAATCAAATTTTAGGAATGTTAAAGTTCGTGAGGTAATTATGGGATATAGTAAAGAAACAGAAAGACAAAATAAAGCATTAGGGGATTTATTGCAAGGAAGAGCGCCTGAAAAAAGAGTAATGGTTGGCTATGAGGGTAAAGAAAAAGAAAAGGGTGATATTATTCCTAAAATGACAGAGATAATGAAAGGGGTTAGAATGCCTTGGTTTTGTCCTGAATGTGATTCTGTTATGAAACAAAAATTAGATGATAAGATGTGGAGATTGTTCGGACATTGTTTTGATTGTCAAGTTAAGATAGAAAATAAACTTCGTATAGAGGGTAAATATGAAGAATGGGCTGAAGAGAAAATCAGACAAAATAAAATTTCTTTTTTAAAAGATTCTATACAAAAAATAAATGAATTTAGAAATCAAAAAGCTCCTGAATTTTATAATCAAGTTGGAGTTAATTATCCTGAATTAGAAAAAGAAAAATGGGATGTTGATATGACGCAAGTAAATGCTATGGCTGATGAGGCTTTAGAAGAATACACAAAAGTTTTAAACGAACTGGAGAAACAATAATGAAAATTTGGAAATTAATACTCGGATTTTTTGGTGTAGTAGGCGCACTCTTTGCAGCTAAATCAGTTAAAAGTAAAGAAGTTGAAAAGCTAAAAGAAGTTATTAAAGAAAACAAAAAAGAAGAGAAAAAAGTTGAAAAAGAAATAAAGTCATTAGAAGAAAATAAAAAAGTTTCTAAAAGAGAGATAGGAAATCTCAAAAGAAAATTAACTAATAGCAAAAAGAAAACTCAAAAGATGCAAGAGGCTTACGATAATGATGAAGTCGAATCAGCTGAAGATTTTTTGAGAAAATTTGCTAAAAAATAGGGAGAAATAAAATGTCAAGCGATATGCATGAATCACCGTCAACTTATGATGAGTTTAAAAAGAAAGGGCATCCAGGTAAATTTTATGCTACTACAACTGTAGCAGATGGAATGACTGCTTATACAGGTTCAAATTATGGGTGGAATGCTGCAATAGTAAAAACTCACGGTAGCGCAGTATTTCATTTATCAGGAGGTGGAACAATACCAGCTACAAATTTATCTGCAGGAGTAGTATATGAATTTTCTTTACAGAAAATAACTGATGCTTCTAGTGCTGTAATTTACCTTTTAAAAACACAAGAGTAAGTGAGGATTAGTATGAAAGTATTAAAATATTTTTTAATATTCTTTTTTGCTTTATCAATGGCAGATGGGCAGGAAATACAAAAAGATGGAAAGACACCAAAGACATTTACTTATGATGAAGCATTAGAGATGTTAAAGGCTCGTGACGCACAATGGGAAGGCAAAATAGAAAAAGCTGATTCATTAATTGCATCACAAAAAGTAGTGATTAGTGATTGTGAAAACTTAGTGGTAAAATTAGAAGAATCTGCTAATGTTGATTCATTATTAATTATTGCCAAAGATTCACAGATTAAATTACTTAAAGCTCGTGACGAAGCTAATGAGAAAATGGTAAAGTTGATTGAAACAAAATGGTATGAAAATCAATATCTTTGGTTAGGCATTGGATTTATTTTAGGAAAAATATAATGAAACCAAAGCAGCTAAAAGAGGTAATAAAAAGCGAATATAAAAAATGCGCTCAAGATCCTGCATACTTTATGAAAAAGTATTGTATGGTTCAGCATCCAATAAAAGGTAAAGTTCCTTTTCATCTTTGGGCTTATCAAGAAGAATCACTTAAAACTTTTGAAGAACATAGGTTTAATATAATCTTAAAAGCACGACAGTTAGGTTTATCTACATTATCAGCCGGTTACTCCCTCTGGATGATGACATTTCATCAAGATAAAAATATCTTAGTAATTGCAACTAAACAAGATACTGCCAAAAACTTAGTAACAAAAGTAAGAGTAATGCACGCCAATTTACCCTCTTGGCTAAAACAAAAATGTACAGAGGATAATAAACTATCTTTACGATATAACAATGGTTCACAAATTAAAGCAGTCTCAAGCGGAGAAGATTCGGGTAGGTCAGAGGCTCTTTCATTATTAATTTTGGATGAGGCTGCTTTCATTGATAAGATTGAACCAATATGGGCTGCTGCTTCACAGACACTATCTACTGGTGGACAATGTATCGCTTTATCCACACCAAATGGTATAGGTAATTGGTTTCATAAGACTTGGGTTGGTGCAGAAGATGGAACTAATGATTGGAACTTTATTAGATTACATTGGAACTTACATCCTGAAAGAGATGATGAGTGGAGAGAAGAACAAAATAGACTATTAGGTCCTTCATTAGCTGCTCAAGAATGTGATTGTGACTTTCTAACTTCAGGACAAACTGTTATTGATGGTGTTATATTAGAAGAGTATAAACAAACACACGTTACAGAACCATTAGAAAAAAGAGGGGTGGATAGTAACCTTTGGATATGGCAACCAGCAAACTATACTAAAGATTATGTGTTAAGTGCTGATGTTAGTAGAGGTGATGGTTCAGATTATTCTGCATTTCATATTATGGAAATAGAAACAATGGAGCAAGTTGCAGAATATAAGGGTAAAATATCAACAAAAGATTTTGGAAACCTATGTGTAAATACAGCAACAGAATATAACAATGCTTTATTAGTGGTTGAGAACAACAACATAGGTTGGGCTACACTACAACAATGTATTGATAGAGGTTATGAGAATTTATTTTACACAAGTAAAGATTTAAAGTATGTAGATACAGAACACCAAATGTCTAATAGATATAGAGTATCGGATAGAAATATGGTGGCTGGATTTAGTATGACAATGAAAACAAGACCATTAGTTATTGCTAAATTAGAAGAATATTTCAGAGAAAAGTCAGTTATTGTCCGTTCAAATCGATTAATTGATGAGTTGTTTGTATTTATATATAACAACAATAAAGCTGAAGCTATGCAGGGCTATAACGATGATTTAGTAATGAGTTTTGCTCTTACTCTTTGGGTAAGAGATACTGCATTAAGACTTAGAAATGAGGGAATAGAGCTAACTAAAAGAACTTTAAGTGGTGTAGCATCGCAGATGTTGCCACAAACACCAACCAATAAAACGAATTCTTGGGAAATGGAAGTAGGACCCAATGGAGAAAAAGAATCGTTAGATTGGTTAATTAACTAAGAGGCAAATTATGGCACAACAAGATTTATTTTCAAGACTAAAACGATTGTTTTCAACAAATACCATCGTTAGAAATATAGGTGGTAAGAAATTAAAAATCGTAGATACAGGACAATTACAATCAAATGTTCAAACTAATTTAGTAGACAGATATACTAAGTTATATTCTAATATGCAACAATATGGTTACAACGACCAATTATATGCACAACAATTACGATTAGGATTGTTTAGGGATTACGAATCTATGGATAGTGATTCTATCATCGCTTCTGCTTTAGATATTTATTCAGATGAATCAACAATGAAAAATGAATATGGTAAAGTATTAGATATTAAAACAGACAATGACCAAATTTATGATGTTTTACATAATCTCTTTTATGATATTATTAATATAGAATTTAATCTATGGCCTTGGATTCGTAATATGAATAAGTATGGTGATTTCTTTTTACAATTAGAAGTTGCTGAAAATTATGGTATAACAAATGTTACACCAATGTCCGCTTATGATGTAGCTCGTTTAGAAGGGCACGATCCTAATAATCCATCTTTGGTACAATTTCAATTAACACCACAAGGTGATGCTAGTAGACACTCAGCTAAACAACAAGACCCAAAGACATTTGAGAATTATGAAGTAGCTCACTTCAGACTTTTATCAGATTCTAATTATGTTCCATATGGTAGGTCACAATTAGAGGGTGGTAGAAAAGTGTGGAAACAATTAACTCTTATGGAAGATGCTATGTTGATACATCGTATAATGAGAGCGCCAGAAAAGAGAGTATTTAAATTAGACATTGGTAATATACCGCCAGCTGAAGTTGATAATTATATGCAACAGGTAGTTAATAAAATGAAGAAGGCTCCTGTTATTGATGAAAAAACAGGTGATTACAATCTTCGTTATAATATCCAAAACCTTACAGAAGATTTCTTTTTACCTGTAAGAGGTGGAGATAGTGGAACTTCCATTGATAGTTTGGCTGGATTAACTTACGAGGCAGTTGAAGATATTGAATATTTAAAAAATAAATTATTGGCATCTCTAAGAGTTCCAAAGGCTTTCTTAGGATATGAAGAGGGATTGGGTTCTAAAGCTACATTAGCAGCTGAGGATGTTCGATTTGCCAGAACAATTGAAAGAATACAGAGAATTGTAGTTAGTGAATTGACTAAGATTGCTGTAGTTCATTTGTATTCTCAGGGATTTAGAGATCAAGAGCTTGTAAATTTTGATTTAGGTTTGACAAATCCATCTACAATATATGAACAGGAAAAAATTGAGTTGTGGAATAATAAAGCCTCACTTGCTGATTCTATGTTGAGAGATGGTTTAGTATCATCTGAATGGATTTACAAAAATGTATTTGGTTTTACCGATGAACAAATTAAAGAAAATGATGACCAAATAATTTTTGATTTTAAAAATAAATTTAGAAGGCAACAAATTGAAGCTGAGGGTAATGATCCTGCTAAAAGTGGTGAGTCACAAGGAACACCATCTGATTTAGCGATGGGTAGAACAGGTCATGAGTTAGAAGATGAGGGTGGTTCAGAAAGAGGTGGACAACCTGGCGCTGGACGACCTAAAGAAGCTAATAAATATACTAAGGATAGTGGTGCGAGAGGTAGAGATCCTTTAGGAGCTCACGATAAAAAGATGGCTTATGGTGGAGTAGCTACTAAACATTATGAAAATTTGTTTAAACATTTGGGAAGTAATGCAAAAACACTACTTTCAGAAGCAAGTGAGGTAGAAGATGAATATAAAGATGAAGTATCTTCCCTCAATACTAAGAAAAATTAATTAATCATATATTTATATATGAAGAATTGTATAAATGATTGGAGTTCAATATGAGTTCAAAAACAAAACACTCAAAAATTCGTAATACCGGAATTTTATTTGAGTTACTAACTAGACAGATTACGGTTGATGTGTTAAATAACGATAAGAAAGGTTCAGCAGCTAACATATTAAAAGAATTTTTTAATAAAAATACTCAATTGGGAAAAGAATATGAATTATATAGAGTATTGACTGTTGAAAACTATAAATCAGAAACAAAAGCCAATCATTTAGTAGATGCTGTGATAAAGGCTAGACAAAAATTAAATGAAAGTTCTTTAAAAAGAGAAAAATATAATTTAATTAAAGAAGTTCGTTCAAATTATGACATAAATGATTTTTTTATGGCAAGAATTCCAAATTATAAAGTCAATGCTTCAATCTATAAGTTGTTTTCTATAAAAGAACCTACAAATCCTAAAGTAGAAACAGAAAGTCGTTTTACAATTATAGAAAATATAACTAGAAAGTCAATTTCAGCCAAAAAGAAAGAAGATGTAGTGGTTGAGGGATACAAAAAGCAAGAAAAAGATTTAAGATTACTTGCATATGGCATTTTAGTTGAAAAATTTAACAAAAAATATAGTACTCTTAGTAAAACTCAAAGAAATTTACTAAAAGAGTATATAAATAACATTTCTAATACAAATTCTCTTAAAGAGTTTATTGAAACCGAAACAATTAAGGTAAAAAAAGAACTCCAATCACATTTACCTAAAGTTTCAGACAAAGTTACAAAGATTAAGCTAAAAGAAGCTATAAATCAAGCAGAAACTCTTATGAAAGGTAGAATAGTTGAGGATAAGCAAGTAGTTACACTAATGAGGTATTATCAATTAGTTAAGGAGCTAAAGAATGTCTAAAATGGACAAACTCAAAGAAATTATTCGTGAGTTAATTAGAAAAGAACTTTCGGAAGCATCTGTAACTGGTGATATAGCTGGCTATCAAACGCCGTACGCTTTTACTGGCAAATCTGCTAAAGGTAAGAAAAAGAAAAAGAAAATTTCTACCAATTCAACAGGATATAATGTAGTAAAAGAGGGAAAGTATCACGATTATAGAAATGATGAAAGTTTAACACCAAAACAAAAGATTGGTCGTTCAATGAGAGAGATTAGGGATTCTCTTAATGAATTAAATAAATTAGTAAAGATGAATGTTCGTCTTAAAAATGAATTGAATGTCGATTCAAGGTCATATTGGAAAAATACCCATAAGGCTTTAAACAAAATAAGTGAGAGGTTAGTAAAACTAGCAAACAAAGTTGGTCAGTTACAGTAGGTTCACTATGGCGTTTGAGGATAAGAAGAAGTCCTATATGGACACTCTTTTTAGTATTTCAACTCTGTTAAAGAGATGGCAGGTAGAGATACAGAAAAAAGATGTAGATAAGAATTATATGTTAAGGAGACTTGGCCAATGGATAGAACAATTGGAAAGTCTTAGACACGAAATAATGATGGAGAAAGACTAATGATTTCACTATTAGAAATTGCAACAAATATGAATGAGGCTGATGTCGATGATGATAAAATCGTCAAGTATAAAGACAAAGAGGGTGAGTCTCAAGAAATGACTGCTGGTGCTGCTAAAAAGCAACCAGATGACCATCCAGCAAAAGTTGCTTATAATAAAATGTCAGGTGATGATGGCGATGATAGTGAAAAGGATTCTGGTGGTAAATTAGGTAGTGGTGATTTTGATAGAGATAGTGATGATGATGCCAAACCTGATACAGATGATGGTGATGCTGACGATGATGCTGGAGATGACGATACTGATGTGTCTAAAATAGATCCTGAAATGTTAGCCGATGTAGGAGATATTGAAAGTGGTACTGATTTAGATAGATTTATAAATGATAATGGTGATAAATTATCAGACCAACAAGAAGATGATTTGTATAAAGTTCAAGAAAAATTAGATGATGATAGTATATCTTCATTAGCAGCAAAAAATGAAATTAAAGGAATTTTATATCACGGTAGTAAAACTAATGCTACTCAGATTTCTGATGATAATTATGGTATGATTGATGCAGGTGATATACAAAAAACAATAATGGATGATCCTGAAATATCAAAAATATTAGGCGATGAAGATGATGTATATTTTGATGGGGATGAATTAGTTAGTTCAAAATATGATGATGAAACAGTTACAAGAGTTACTGGTTTTATGACTATCGGAGATTTAAAAAAGAAAATTAAAGATTTTGCAAAAACTAAAAAAGAATCAGTTAGAGTAATCAACGGAAAAAAATATAAAGCAGTAAAAGAATCAAAGAACCATCCTCTAAAACAAATTTATGACAGAACATTTAGGAGCTTAAAATGAGACAATTAATAGTAGATTACTTACCATTTGAAATACAAGCCGATCAAATCAATGAGGCTATGAAAGAAAACAACGGAAAGCTCGTTGTTAAAGGTGTTCTTCAAAGAGCAGACACCAAAAATCAAAATGGTAGAGTATATCCAAAAGAAATTTTAGTAAGAGAAGCGAAGAAGTATTCTGCTAATTTCGTAAAACAAAAAAGAGCTATGGGTGAATTAGACCATCCTGAATCATCTGTTGTTAATTTACAGAATGTATCTCATAATGTAACAGATATGAATTTTAATGGAGATGATTTAGTTGGTACAGTAGAAGTCTTAACTACACCAAGTGGAAACATTTTAAGAGAATTATTTAAGAATGGTATTAAGTTAGGTATATCTTCTCGTGGTATGGGTTCTGTTGAAACTATGAATGAAAATGGTGCACAAGAGGTGCAAGATGATTTTGAATTAATTGCTTTTGACTTCGTTTCTAATCCATCTACGCATGGTGCTTTTCTTCATCCAATGAATGAGAGTGTGGAAAATATTGCTGTCCGTGATACTAAGTATGGTAGAGTCGAAGCAGTAATTAATGATATAATGAGAGGCTAAATGCCAGCTAAATCCAAACAACAACAAAAGTTTATGGGTATAGTTAGGGCGATACAAAAGGGTGAAGCGCCCGCTGGAAAATTTTCAAAAGCAGCTCAGAAAGCTGCTAAGTCTATGAAGAAAGGTAGTGTAAGGAAGTATGCTAAAACAAAGCACGATGACTTACCAAAAAAAGTAAAGGAAGAAAAGAAAAGGGATTACAAAGCTGAGTATAAGAAATTTCAATCTTCTACGAAAGCTAAGAAATACAGAGCTGAATTAAATAAGTATAATCGTAAGAAAGGTACTTATGGAAATGGTGATGGTAAAGACGCATCACATAAGGGAGGAAAGATAGTGGGATTTGAATCACAATCTAAAAACAGAGGAAGAGCTGAAAAAAGTCGATTGAAGAAAGAGGCTGTCATTACCGAAAATCCTGCAGTTATAGCTACAGCAGCTAGAATGGCAATACAAAACGCACAAGGTAAAAAAGTATCTGTAAATACTGCACGCCAAACATCTTATGCTAAGAAAGATCCTTCTGCTCATAAAAAAGCTAAAAGTATTTTTCAAAGAATTAAAGACAAATTTAAGAAAAAAGATAAGCCAGCTCCGAAAAAACAATCTAAATCAGATGTAGATTTTTACAAAAGACAATACACAGGTGAATCCGTAGTTGAAAAAGTAACATATCACGATGGTGGTAGAACTGTTGGTATAGATGTTAGAGATTTATATAATTATCTGTTGGCTTTAAAGAAAGCCAATCCTGCTAAATTTAAAAAAGATATGCAAAATAGACATATTAAAGCTATATTTAAAAGATATTCTAAAGGTGGAGAAATGTATCAAGAAGGTTTTGGTGGGGAATTAAAAGGAAAAGCTAAACAAAAATTTGAAAAAGCAAGAAAAGAAAATGCTGAAGTATTGGGATATAAACTTACTGGCAAAAGTGATATAAATGAAGTTAATATAAAAGATATACAATCAGTTCTTAAAAAAAAACAAGCCAAAAAGATTAATGGTATGTATATGGATATGACAACTGCTAATGCTATTATGACAGTTTATAAAGCACTTAACAAATCTAATCAAAAAAAATTCACTAAATTACCATTAAGGAAAATGGTAGATGTAACTTGGAAGTTAGTAAAGTGATAAGAAAAATTAATAAATTAGATATTTATATCTAAGGAGAAAAACTATGTCAAATATTAAACTAAAAGATTTATTGAATGAAGTGGGATTGAGTGGAGTAGTTTCACGAAGTCCGTGGGCTAAAAACGAAGAAAAAAAACCACAAATAAATGTAAAAGAATTAGTTAATTCTATTAACAATTATAGTTCTTTAGGTGAAAATATTTATGGTAATGGCAATTTAAAACAAGTAGCAGAAACACTTTCAAAAATGGCTGAGGGTGCTGCACAACATACACTTTCTGAAACAGAAGATATGTTTGACAAAGTTACTGTTAGTCGTAATATGAAAGAACTCACAGGTTTATCTAAACAATTTGGCAAAGTAGCTATGGAAGCTAACTCTCTTCAAGAAAGAATGACAGGTCTTTATGAGGATATGGGAAATATTTTAGGAAGATATTATAAGATAAACGAAAAGCACGTTCGAGGTCACGATGACGATGATAGAGATATGAGAGATGATATGGATGAAGCTGATAAAATGATGTTCAGAGAAGAAGATGATTATAAGGCATTCTTTAAAAAAGCTATGAAAAAATTTAATGTATCTGATATTGAAGATATGAATGATGAAGAGAAAAAAGACTTCTTCAATTATGTAGATAGAAATTATAAGGCGAAAAAAGAAACAGATTAGAGGTAAATATGGCAATAAAGGTTGTTGTAAAAAATAATAATTACGAAAAAGCTCTTAGTATATTTAAGAGAAAAGTAAAAGATTCCAATTTAATGTATGATTTAAGAGAGCGTGAGTTCTACAAAAAACCATCTGATATTAAAAAAGAAAAGAAAAGTAAGGCAAAAGCTCGTAATTATTGGAAAAAAGTTAAACTATTAGAAGAAGATAGTCGTAAAAGAGGAAGAAAATTTTAATTTTTTATATTTATATATATAAAAACTAAACACACCGTTCCTATCATATACGGTGTAACCGAAATATAATAATTCTATTATAGTTCCCAATAACTATACTAAATCCAAACAGGAGAATAACAATGGATGATCTCTTAAAAGAGGCAATTGCTGACGCTAAAGCAGTTCGTGAAACAGCTTTAGAAAATGCAAAGATGGCTTTAGAAGAGGCTTTCACTCCAAGATTGCAGAATATGCTTTCTCAAAAGATTCAGACAGAAATGGAAGATGAAGATGAGGAAAAGCAAGATGAAATCTCATACAAAGAAGATGACGAAGATCCTTCAGACGAAGAAGCGCCAGAAGAAATGGCGATGAAAGATGCTGACGAAGATCCTTCTGACGAAGATTCTGATGAGATGGATGAATCTGAAATAATCGAAATCGATGGTGTTAAATATGCACCAGTAGTCGCTGAAGAAGAAGATGAAGAAGATGAAATGGAAGAAGGCGAAGATAAAGAAGATGACGATATGGAAGAAGATCTTGATTTAGAAGCTGTAATTAAAGAGCTGGAGTCTGAAATCGATGAAATCGCTAAAGATGATGATGATGAAAAGAATGAGGAAATCGAAGAAGGTGAAGAAATTGAAGAAAATGATGTATCTTCTGGCATAGGCAAAGGAACAGGAGTCAATAAAAAGGCTAATGATTCCTCTGGTGTCGGAAGTGACGGAAAAGCTAAACTCAAAGAGAATGAAGAAGTTGATGAAGATGTAGATCTTGATGAAGTTCTTAAAGCTCTTTCTGAGGAAGAAGATGAAGATGAGAAAAAGGATGAAGTTGCAGAACTTAAATCCGATCTTGAAGAACATCGTTCCGTAATCGAAACTCTTCGTGGAAAGCTAAATGAAGTCAATTTGCTAAATGCTAAACTTTTATTCACAAACAAACTGTTCAGAAAGCACGGTTTGTCTAACGAACAGAAGATGAAAGTCGTTGAGCAATTCGATAGAGCATCAAACCTTAGAGAAGTTAAGTTAGTGTATTCTACACTTGGCGAATCTTTTGGTGCTAGGAAAAATGAAATTAATGAATCTAAGGGAAGCGCTTCCAAACCAGTAGCGTCTACCAAACCTGAAAAAGAAGTAATAACTGAAAGTTCAGATTTGAGAGACAGGTTTAAGAAGTTAGCTAACCTTATTTAATTGGGAGACATATAATGTCAAACTTTGATAATCTGAACTCTTTGATGACTGGGCATAACCCACACAAAGAGCTTCTCAAACAGACTAGGAAACTGGTCGATAAATGGGAACCGACCGGATTGTTAGACGAAATCGATGACTCCACTAAGAAAACAGGAATGGCTGTTCTTTTAGAAAACCAGGCAACTCAGCTTATTAAAGAAGCTTCGGGTACAGGTACTGGCGGTTCTAAAGAAGAATGGTCTGGTGTTGCTTTACCACTGGTTCGTAGAATCTTTGGTGAACTTTCAGCACAAGAGTTTGTTAGTGTACAACCGATGAATCTTCCATCAGGTCTGATTTTCTTTTTAGACTTCAAATATGGATCTGCCGGATCACAAATCGATCAAAACTCTGATGTATTTGGTAATACTTCAGGTTCTGGCGATGCTAGTGGTGGTCTTTATGGTGCAGGTAAATTTGGATATTCAATCAACGATAAGAAAGCTGAAGGTATTACTCCACTTGGAATGACTACTGGTTCTGCTACTTGGAAAGAAGTTGATTTTGAACCTGATCTAAGTGCTTCTGTTGCTGATGGAACACTTTTAAAAGTTCAACTTGGTGCTGGTTTATTTACTAGACCTGACTACAATGGCATACGTGCTTGGGAACTTAGTGGTTCTGGTGTAACAGCTGTTTATCCAGCTTATAGTGTTGTCGATGATGTAAACAATGTAACAACTGCGAGTTTCTTTGCTAAGATTACTCCTGCTGATGGTATGTTGTTCGGTGTTCGCTATCACGAATCTCCAACTGCTGAGAATCGTGGTGATTTTGAACAGAGTTCATTTACTACACCTGGTCCTTCTTCTGCTGATGATCTTGAGATTCCAGAAGTAGACATCCAGTTAAGAAGTGAAGCTATCGTTGCTAAAACAAGAAAGTTGAAAGCTGTATGGACACCTGAACTTGCTCAGGATCTTAACGCTTATCACTCTGTTGATGCCGAAGCTGAACTTACAGCGATGCTATCTGAGTATATCGCTATGGAAATCGATTTGGAAATCGTTGATATGTTAAAAGCTAATGCTTCTGCTAAGACAGCATACTGGTCAGCTAAAGTTGGCTATGAGTATGATGGTTCTGGCACAGGTGATGATGCTTTTTCACAGATTAGTGGTGCTTCAAACGCATACACAAAGTCATCCTGGTTCCAAACACTTGGAATTAGAATCCAATCTGTTTCTAATGCAATTCATCAGAAAACACTACGTGGTGGTGCTAACTTTGTAATCGTTTCACCTGAAACTGCTACAATCTTAGAGTCTGTAAGTGGATATGTTGCTAATACTGGTGACGCTTCTGCTAAGACATACGCTATGGGTGTTGAAGCAATTGGTTCAATCAATAACAGATATACTGTCTATAAGAATCCTTATATGCTAGACAATACAATACTATGTGGTTTCAGAGGAAGTAACTTCCTTGAAACAGGTGCTGTATATGCTCCGTATGTACCGATGATTATGACTCCGTTAGTATACGATCCTCAAAACTTTACTCCACGTAAAGGTGTGATGACTCGTTACGCTAAGAAGATGGTTCGTCCTGAATTCTACGGAAAAGTTATTGTAACTGACATCGATCAAGTTTAATTGAATATCAATTAATCTACTTAAAAAGGGTGGGAGTTTTCTCACCCTTTTTTTGTGCCTTGTATATTTATTAATGAATAAATACATCTTTTTAGGAGAATATAATGGAAGCAATTTGGCCAGGTAGTAGTTCATTTTCGACTGGTGATACTCCATATGGATTTTACGATGCAGATACAGACTTTTCGGGATCTAGTAATCATAATGTGGATAAATTTTCAGATTGGGCAGCTAAAAGATTAGGCTATCCTATAGTAGCAGTGGAATTACAGAAAGAACAATTTTATGCTTGTTACGAAGAAGCTATCACAGAATATAGCGCACAGGTTAATCAATTTAATATAAGAGATAATATGTTAGCATTACAAGGACAAAATACAGGTTCTGGTGCTACAAAAACAGATTTAACACATAGAAAATTGACGCCAACAATAGGTAGAAATATACAACTTGCTGAACAATATGGAACAGAAGCAGGTGTTGGTGGCACAGTAGATTTTAAAAGTGGTTCTATAGAAATCACAAGTGGTTCGCAAGTTTATGATTTGAATGCTTTAATATCAGAAGTATCTGAAAGTGGTAATGCCATAGAAGTTAGAAAGATATTTTATGAGGCTTCGCCCGCAGTTACTAGATATTTCGATCCCTATGCTGGTACAGGTGATGGTTCGTATAATATGTTAGATTCATTTGGGTGGGGTAATAATTCGCCAGCTGTTCAATTTATGATGATGCCGATGTACGCTGATTTATTAAAAGTTCAAGCGATTGAGTTTAATGACCAAATAAGAAAGTCTGCATATTCCTTTGAGTTAGTCAATAACAAATTGAGAATATTTCCAAATCCAACAAGTAACTATAACTTACATCTTAGATATTTAGTAAAGCAAGATAGAGATAGTACACTACAAGGAACTACAGATGGTGTAATTACAGATTTTTCAAATGCACCTTTTGATAATATGACATTTGCTAATATAAATGAAGTTGGTAAACAATGGATTAAAAAATATGGATTAGCTCTCTGTAAAGAATTATTAGGAACAATACGAAGTAAATATGCTTCATTACCAATACCTGGCGCTGAAACTACATTAGATGGAGACACTTTACGAACAGAGGCGTCTACTGAAAAAGAAACATTAGTAGAACAACTTAGGGAAATGTTAGACCAAACAAGTAGAAAAGCTCTATTAGAAGCTGACAAAGATGAGGCTGAATTTCTACAAGAAAAATTGGCTAAAGTACCCTATCCAATATACATAGGATAATCATATGGCTGGTAGATTTTTACCTCAATCTGATGTAAACTTAATTACAAGAGTTACGCGCGAATTAGTTGGGGATAAACAAAATAACAAAGATGGTATTATAAATCAGGAGTGTGTTGTATACAAACCATCACTTCAAGAATCTGTAACCAATATGTATGGTGAAGCAGCTGGTGGTAAAAAAGTATATAAAGATGGTGTTCAGATGAACGCACTAATAGACGCAGAAGATTTTGATTTTAATCAAGAAGAATTTGGACCTGATGCTGGACAAACAGCAACATTTTCATTTCTAAGACAATCTTTTATAGATGCCAGTATGGTATTAGAAATAGGTGATTTGATAGATTGGAACTATGGATATTTTGAAGTTGGTTCTATAAATGAAAATCAATTAATAGGTGGACAATTTGACCAAAACTATTCGGTTATAGCAAACACTTTCTTAATCAGAAAGAGTTCTATACAGATAGAGAGAATTAGGAGTATCTAATGGCTCGTAAAAAACCAATACCTCGTTCTGCTAGAAAAGAATTAAATCGAGGCAGAATAAGGTCGAGAGATGACGACACAGTAAAAAATATATCAGTTGGATTGATGGACATCGATGCAGCTATTATGTTCTATTTTAATAATACAATTCAACCAGAAGTTGAAGAGAATGGTGAAACTGTCAAAGTTCCACTTATGTATTCTAATCCCGAAAGATGGGCTATAGTACAAAAGAATGGATATTTAGTTGATAATAAAAAACAACTTATCATACCACTAATAGCTTTTAAAAGAACTTCTATAGAAAAAGATGATACGATGAGTGTGGATAAATTAGATCCTAAAGATCCTAAATTATTTTACACTTTTCAAAGAAAATATTCAGAAAAAAATCGTTATGATAAATTTGCTGTACAGCAAGGATTAAATAAAGTCAATGAACTTTATACTGTGGGTGTTCCAGATTATGTAAGTGTAAGTTATGATTTTGTTATTTGGACATCTTATACCGAACAGATGAACAAAATTGTTGAAAAAATTATTTGGAGTGAGGGTTCTTATTGGGGCGAAGATGGTAAGTTTAAATTTAGAACAACAATAGATAGTTATACAGATGCCAGCGAAGTATCTGTTAATTCAGAAAGATTAATTAGAACTAATTTTACAGTAACATTAAAAGGTTATTTAATACCTGAACAATTTAATAAAGTTCTTACAACTCAAAAAACATTAACACCAAAAAGAATTTTAATTGGAGATGATGTAAGCGTAAATCTAACTAACTTAGTTGGAGATAGTAAAACTAAAGATGTAAAAATATCTGTACAACAAGGTGCTGCTGGTGGTACTTTGGATAAATCATTTCAGATAATAGCTGGAACTGGTGTAAGTATCGGTGGTGAGGGAACATTTGACGGAACAGAGGAAAAGGATTTTACTTTTTCTATTGGACAAGAAGTAGGAACTACGAGTACAGTTCAATTTAATGCTGTTAGTGCTTCAAACGCTTTACATATCGGACCAACATCTTTTACCATATCACAAAATGATAGAGGTATAGCTGAAATAAGCACAGATTTACAGGTTAAAGGTGATATTTTTGCAGAAAACTATGTGGTTTCATCATCTATAGTATCGATGTCTGTACAACAAGCAAGTGGTTCAACGAGGTTTGGTGATACAATTGATGATACACACCAATTTACAGGAAGTTTAAATGTTTCAGGATCTTTATCGGTGGATGGAGTCACTACAGGTGATACTAATACATATTTAAGAAAATCGTTTGTTCATAAATCTAATGCTATAACAGCAACAACTGCCAGCTTTACTGCAGTAACCGCTTCCGCTCCAACAGGACTAACTGCTACATCAGAAAACGATTTTATATTCTTTCTAAACGGACAATATATGGAACACGATGCTTTAAAAATACATCAAGCTGGCGCTACATTTCAATTGCACGTGGATACTGATAGTATTGGATATGAGTTAGAAGATGACGATGAAATTATGGCTATGGGTAAATTTAATTCATAGTTCCACCTTTCTTTTACTATTTCTTTATATTTATTACTATGAGAAAAAGGCATTGGAAAGATAGAAAAAATAGAAAATGTCCATCTTGTAGTAAGATGCTGACATATTCGAGAAAAGATGCTTTTGATAGAGCAGTCGGTAATAATAGTGTATGTAAGTCGTGCGCACAGATGGATAGAAAAGTAACTGTAGCTACGATTGAAAAGATGAAACAACCGAAATCTATAGAGCATAAAAGAAAAATTTCAAAGTCAATGAGAGTTCATTGGCAAAGTAGAAGAGAAGATGTATGGCTTTACAAAAAAGTAAACAATTAAATCCTAGACTTACAGGTTCATTTACCCTTTCTGGTAGTCTTGTTGGTTCAACTGCTGAATTCACAGATTATGGTGGTAATGTAAGTGGCTCAGCAACCTCAACTGGTTCGTTTGGTAAGGTTATAACTGGTGAGCTTACTGCAAGTGGTATACAAGTAAATGGTAATGTAAGTGTGTTTGATGATTTAATTGTTGGAGAATACATTAAACATAAGGGTGATGTAAATACACGAATCTACTTTACCGATGATAGGATTAGATTTCAAGCTGGTGGTCTTGATTTCGTGGGGATGCATAATAAGAGTTCAACACCACACCTTGTCACCATTAATAATGGTTCTAACAACATAGACTTTCAAATTAAGGATAATTCTAATAATACACTTTTTAGAACTGATGCTGATGAACAATTAGTAAAATTTCCAGACGCGCTACAAATAAGTGGCTCAGCAACTTCAACTGGTTCATTTGGTAGAGCAGAAATTAATGATAATGTATCAATAGGTGGTGATATTTTATTAGATGAAGACCAAAGAATATATTTTGAAGAAGATAAACAAACTTGGATAGAATCTAATGGTGCAAATTTAATTAGGATAGTTACTAATAATAGTCAAATGTTGCTATTAGACCACGAGACTGGTAATAGAGCAGTATTTGGTAATGGAACTAAAGTTTTTATAGGTGCTAATAATAATGAATTACCATCTAATGAGTTAGAAGTTGTTGGAACTATAAGTGGTTCAGGAATTTTATCCATTGAGGGAAATATAACAGGTAGTGGTAATATAAACACTACAGGTGGTAGAGTATTTGAACAAGGAACATCAGTAATAGACCACGCTACGGCGATGGCAATAGTATTTGGAGGATAATATGGCTAATACATTTAAAAGTGCAGCAAGCGGTTCAACAACGAGTATACAAACATTGTATACTTGTCCTGCTGCTACTACTGCTGTAGTTCACGCAGTATATTTAAGTAACATTGATGGTACAAATGATGCTACTATTGATTTATCTATTAGTGGTAGTGCTAATTTTGATGATAGAAGATACATACTAAAGACTGTAGATGTACCAGCAGACTCGACAGTAGTAATTGAGAAACCTATTAATTTAGGTGCTGGTGATTTATTAGAAACAGCAGCTTCTGCAAATGGTGATATAGATGTTTTTGCAAGTATATTGGAAATGACATAATATGTCTAACCTTAAATATATAGGTAAAAATATATTAAAACACGACCTCGAAGTTCGTAGAGGTAATGTAAGTGGTTCGTCTGCCTCGACTGGCTCATTTGGATTATCTCAGATAGATGGTATTGATTTAAGAACAACTGGAGTTTCTCGTGATGAAGTTTTAAAATTTAATGGAACAAGGTTTGTTCCAGCAGCGCATGATGCTACTTTTGTATTTTCAATAGCAGATTTTGATATGAATTATTCAACCTCACCAACATTAATTGGTTCAGGTTCTTGGAAAGCCGCAGGTACTATCACATTTACTGCAACTTATAATAACGGTCCGCCTGATGGATTTGAGGGAAGTTCTGCAGGAGCGCCAAAAATTCAAGGTTATGTCAATAGTTCAATAAGTAGTTCATATGATATGTTTCCATTGAGTTCAAGCTTTACATCAGGAACAAATCCTATGGCTATAACTTTTCCATTAACGAGTGGACACGATATAAGATTTAGATTATTTGCTTCAGCTGGAAGTGATACTAGTAATAGTTATACAGACCAAAGAATATATTTTAGAAATCAATTTGTTTATGGTGAAATAAGTAAGAACAATGGATTTGCTCAAGCAGATATAAGAACATTAGCAGCTGCCAATACAGTTACTACTAATGATACAACAAGAACACTTACAGTATCAGTTGGTGGTTCTAATTATTTGGCATTTGCACATAGAAGTGGTGATACTAATGTAGCACAAGTAAGAGCTGGTAGTGGTGCTAATTTATTAACTGTTGCTATGGACAGAACAGATGCTACTGCACTAACACCATTAAAGGAAACAGTAAGTTATTTAAATACTGCTGGATTTACAGAAAACTTTCTTGTGTACGCTAGTGCAATAGCTAATGTAGATGCACACTCAACAACTTTTACTACAGTAACATCTACACAAAAGAAAAATTATTTTATTTGGGGATTCGATGCACAAGCAGATAGTTATGATGAAAGTTTCTTAGAAACTTCAGGTGATTGGGATTCCTACAATGCAAACTCTTCATATGATGATGGAAATATCATAAGCCAAACATTAAGTGTTGGTTCTTTTACAGACAAATATGTTATAATAGCTTTTCCAGATAGGTATGGAGATAATGCATCAGAATTTCAATTTAAAGATAATGGTACAGGTTTACCTTTTGATGTAACAGCACAGAGTGATGTCACAGTAACAAATGTAGTTGGTTTTCAAGAAACGTATCACGTTTGGAGATCGACAAATTTATTAACAATGAGTAATCTAACGATTCTCATAGATTCGGTATAGGAACATAGAATGGGCGTAAAAGTAACAGGACAATTTGAACCCGCAGGTGATTTTTCTATAGTAGATGGCGCAGATGTATCTGGAGCTATCACTGGTAGTCACTTTAGTGGTTCAGCTGCTTCAACAGGCTCATTCGGGCGTTTATTTGTTTCTTCATCTATGGAGCTTGGTGGTGGAATATTCACATCTGCTTCGATAGCATCAGGTGGTGCTACTGGTGGAACTGGTGGTACTGGAACTGGTGGAACTGGTGGTACAGGTCAAACAGGCGGAACAGGTGGTACTGGTCAAACAGGCGCTACAGGTGGCACTGGTGGTACTGGCGGAACTGGTCACACAGGTGGTACTGGTGGTACTGGGCAAACAGGTGGTACTGGCGGAACTGGACAAACAGGTGGTACTGGTGGTACAGGAGAAACTGGAGCAACTGGTGGCACAGGCGGAACTGGTGGAACTGGTACTGGTGGTACGGGCGGAACTGGTCAAACTGGCGGAACTGGTGGCACAGGTGAAACTGGCGGAACTGGTGGAACTGGTCACACAGGAGGAACTGGTGGTGTAGGTGCTACTGGCGGAACTGGTGGTACTGGTGGCACAGGTGAAACAGGCGCTACAGGCGGAACTGGCGGAACTGGTGGAACAGGTACTGGTGGTACTGGCGGAACAGGTCAAACTGGCGGAACTGGTGGTACAGGTGAAACTGGCGGAACAGGAGGAACTGGAGCAACTGGTGGAACAGGTGGAACTGGTACTGGTGGTACTGGTGGAGATGGTGCTACGGGCGGAACTGGTGGTACTGGTGGTGCTGGTACTGGTGGTACTGGTGGAACTGGGCAAACAGGTGGTACTGGTGGCACAGGTCAAACTGGTGGTACTGGTGGCACAGGTCACACAGGTGGAACAGGCGGAACTGGAACTGGTGGTACTGGTGGAACAGGCGCTACAGGTGGCACAGGTGGAACTGGTGGACAAGGTACTGGTGGTACTGGTGGAACTGGACATACAGGTGGAACAGGTGGAGATGGAGCAACAGGCGGAACTGGCGGAACTGGTGGCACAGGAGAAACTGGTGCAACTGGTGGAACTGGCGGAACTGGTGGAACAGGCACTGGTGGAACTGGTGGTACTGGACATACAGGTGGAACAGGTGGTACTGGACAAACAGGCGGAACTGGCGGAGATGGTGCTACGGGCGGAACTGGCGGAACTGGTGGAACAGGCACTGGTGGTACTGGTGGCACAGGTCAAACTGGTGGAACAGGCGGAACTGGTCAAACTGGCGGAACTGGCGGAACTGGGCATACTGGTGGTACTGGTGGAACGGGCACTGGTGGAACAGGTGGTACTGGAGCAACTGGTGGCACAGGTGGAACTGGTGGACAAGGAACTGGTGGTACTGGTGGTACTGGTCACACAGGTGGAACTGGTGGAACTGGAACTGGTGGAACAGGTGGAGATGGTGCTACAGGTGGTACTGGTGGAACTGGACAAACTGGAGCAACAGGTGGAACTGGTGGTACTGGTGGACAAGGAACAGGCGGAACAGGTGGAACTGGACATACTGGTGGTACTGGTGGCACAGGTGGAACTGGAGAAACGGGCGCTACTGGTGGTACTGGTGGAACTGGTGGAACAGGCACTGGTGGAACTGGCGGAACTGGGCAGACAGGTGGAACTGGTGGTACAGGTCAAACTGGCGGAACAGGTGGAACTGGAGAAACAGGCGGAACTGGTGGCACAGGTCACACAGGTGGAACAGGTGGAGATGGAGCAACAGGCGGAACTGGTGGAACAGGTGGAACTGGAACTGGTGGAACTGGTGGTACAGGCGCTGCGTCTACCGCTACTGGGGGTACTGGAGGAACTGGTGAAACAGGTGCAACGGGAGGCACAGGTGGAACTGGTGGAACAGGTACTGGCGGTACTGGTGGAACAGGCGCTACAGGTGGAACTGGCGGAACTGGTGGACAAGGAACTGGTGGAACTGGTGGTACTGGTCACACAGGAGGAACTGGCGGAACTGGACAGACAGGCGGAACTGGTGGAACAGGCGCTACAGGTGGTACTGGTGGAACTGGTACTGGTGGAACAGGTGGAGATGGAGCAACTGGTGGCACTGGTGGTACAGGTGGAACTGGGGAAACAGGCGCTACAGGTGGAACTGGTGGAACAGGCGGAACAGGCACTGGTGGAACTGGTGGTCAAGGTGCAACTGGTGGTACTGGTGGTACAGGTCACACAGGCGGAACTGGTGGAACTGGAGCAGCTAGCACAGCAACTGGTGGTACTGGTGGAACTGGAGAAACAGGTGCCACAGGCGGTACTGGTGGTACTGGCGGAACTGGTACTGGTGGTACTGGTGGTGTAGGTGCTACTGGCGGAACTGGTGGCACAGGTCACACAGGCGGAACAGGCGGAACTGGACATACTGGTGGTACAGGTGGAACTGGAACTGGTGGAACAGGAGGAACTGGAGCAGCTAGCACAGCAACTGGTGGTACTGGTGGTACTGGTCAAACAGGCGCTACTGGTGGTACAGGTGGAACAGGCGGAACTGGCACTGGTGGAACTGGTGGTACTGGTGAAACAGGTGGAACTGGTGGCACAGGTCAAACTGGTGGAACTGGTGGAACTGGAGCGACTGGTGGAACTGGCGGAACTGGAACTGGTGGAACAGGTGGAGATGGAGCAACTGGTGGAACTGGGGGAACTGGTGGTACAGGTGAAACTGGAGCAACTGGTGGTACTGGTGGTACTGGTGGAACAGGCACTGGTGGTACTGGTGGTGTAGGTGCTACAGGAGGAACTGGCGGAACTGGACATACAGGTGGAACTGGTGGAACTGGAGCAGCTAGTACAGCAACAGGAGGAACTGGTGGTACTGGACAGACAGGCGCTACAGGTGGAACTGGTGGTACTGGTGGAACTGGTACTGGTGGTACTGGTGGTGTAGGAGCAACTGGCGGAACTGGTGGAACTGGGCATACTGGTGGCACTGGTGGAACAGGTCATACTGGTGGAACAGGTGGAACTGGAACTGGTGGTACAGGCGGAACTGGCGCTGCGTCTACAGCAACTGGCGGAACTGGTGGTACTGGAGAAACAGGTGGAACAGGCGGAACTGGTCAAACTGGCGGAACTGGTGGTACTGGACAAACAGGTGCTACAGGCGGAACTGGTGGAACAGGTGGAACTGGTACTGGTGGTACTGGTGGAGATGGTGCTACTGGCGGAACTGGCGGCACAGGTCAAACTGGCGGTACTGGTGGCACTGGACATACAGGCGGAACTGGCGGAACTGGTACTGGTGGTACTGGTGGTGTAGGAGCAACTGGCGGAACTGGTGGCACAGGTGGAACTGGAGAAACAGGCGCTACTGGCGGTACTGGTGGTACTGGTGGAACTGGCACAGGTGGAACTGGTGGAACTGGAGCAGCTAGCACAGCAACTGGTGGTACTGGTGGAACTGGACAAACTGGAGCAACTGGTGGAACAGGAGGAACTGGACAAACAGGTGGTACTGGTGGTACTGGACATACTGGCGGAACTGGTGGAACTGGTACTGGTGGAACTGGTGGTGTAGGTGCTACTGGTGGAACAGGCGGAACTGGCGGCACAGGAGAAACTGGAGCAACTGGTGGTACAGGTGGAACAGGCGGAACTGGCACTGGTGGTACTGGTGGTCAAGGTGCTACGGGCGGAACTGGTGGTACAGGTCACACAGGTGGAACTGGCGGTCAAGGAGCAACTGGTGGAACTGGTGGAACTGGTACAGGAGGAACTGGTGGTGTAGGTGCTACTGGTGGAACTGGCGGAACAGGTGGAACTGGAGAAACAGGCGCAACTGGCGGAACTGGTGGTACTGGTGGAACAGGAACTGGCGGAACTGGTGGTCAAGGTGCTACGGGCGGAACTGGTGGTACTGGACATACAGGTGGAACAGGTGGAACTGGAGCAGCTAGTACAGCAACTGGTGGAACAGGTGGAACTGGACAGACAGGCGCAACTGGCGGAACTGGTGGTACTGGTGGAACAGGCACTGGTGGTACTGGTGGTACAGGTCACACAGGTGGTACTGGTGGAACTGGAGCGCAAGGAGCGCAAGGTGCAACTGGTGGTACTGGTGGAACAGGCGGAACTGGTACTGGTGGTACTGGTGGTGTAGGTGCTACAGGTGGTACTGGTGGAACTGGCGGTACAGGTGAAACTGGAGCAACTGGCGGAACTGGTGGTACTGGTGGAACTGGTACTGGTGGAACAGGTGGTCAAGGTGCTACAGGTGGTACTGGTGGAACTGGAGCAACTGGTGGAACAGGTGGAACTGGAGCAACTGGTGGAACAGGTGGAACTGGAACTGGTGGAACAGGTGGTACTGGAGCAGCTAGTACAGCGACTGGTGGTACTGGTGGAACTGGTCAAACTGGCGGAACAGGCGGAACTGGAGCGCAAGGAGCGCAAGGTGCAACTGGAGGAACTGGTGGTACTGGACATACAGGTGGAACAGGCGGAACTGGTACTGGTGGTACAGGCGGAACTGGAGCGCAAGGAGCGCAAGGTGCAACTGGTGGAACAGGTGGTACTGGACAAACTGGAGCAACAGGTGGAACTGGTGGAACAGGTACTGGTGGAACTGGCGGAACTGGGGCGCAAGGAGCGCAAGGTGCAACTGGTGGAACTGGTGGCACAGGTCAAACTGGAGCAACTGGCGGAACTGGTGGAACTGGAACTGGTGGAACAGGTGGTCAAGGTGCGACTGGTGGAACTGGTGGTCAAGGTGCTACAGGCGGAACTGGTGGTACTGGAGCGCAGGGAGCGCAAGGTGCGACTGGTGGTACTGGTGGCACAGGTCAAACTGGAGCAACTGGTGGTACTGGTGGTACTGGTACTGGTGGTACAGGCGGAACTGGAGCGCAGGGAGCGCAAGGTGTAACTGGTGGTACAGGCGGAACTGGAGCGCAGGGAGCGCAAGGTGCAACTGGTGGAACAGGTGGTACTGGTCAAACAGGTGCTACGGGCGGAACTGGTGGAACAGGTACTGGTGGAACTGGTGGTACTGGAGCGCAAGGAGCGCAAGGTGTAACTGGCGGAACAGGTGGTACTGGAGCGCAGGGAGCGCAAGGTGTAACTGGCGGAACAGGTGGAACTGGAGAAACAGGTGGAACAGGCGGAACTGGAGCAGCTAGTACAGCAACTGGTGGAACAGGCGGAACTGGAGCAACTGGTGGTACTGGTGGAACTGGTACAGGAGGAACTGGTGGTACTGGAGCAGCTAGCACAGCAACTGGTGGAACAGGTGGTACTGGACAAACTGGAGCAACTGGTGGAACAGGTGGAACTGGTCAAACTGGCGGAACTGGTGGTACTGGAGCAGCTAGTACAGCAACTGGTGGAACAGGCGGAACTGGAGCGCAAGGTGCAACTGGTGGAACTGGTGGAACAGGTACTGGTGGAACAGGTGGAACTGGAGCAGCTAGCACAGCAACAGGCGGAACTGGTGGAACTGGTGGTACAGGTGCTGCGTCTACAGCAACTGGTGGAACTGGTGGTACTGGTGGTACTGGAGCAGCTAGTACAGCGACAGGCGGAACTGGTGGCACTGGACAAACAGGTGCTACGGGCGGAACTGGTGGAACTGGTACTGGTGGAACTGGTGGTACTGGAGCAGCTAGTACAGAAACAGGTGGAACTGGTGGTACTGGTGGAACTGGAGCAGCTAGTACAGAAACAGGTGGTACTGGTGGTACTGGTGGCACAGGCGGAACTGGTGGAACTGGAACTGGTGGAACTGGCGGTCAAGGAGCAGCTGGTTCAGATGGTGATGATGGAGCGCAAGGTGATCAAGGTGCTCAAGGTGCTCAAGGTGCTCAGGGTGCTCAAGGTGCTCAAGGTCCTCAAGGTAATCAAGGTCCTCAAGGTGGTACTGGTGGAACAGGCGCTACAGGTGGTACTGGAGCTACTGGAGCAACTGGTGGTACTGGTGGTACTGGTGGAACTGGAGCAGCTAGTACAGCGACTGGTGGAACAGGTGGAACTGGAGCAGCTAGCACAGCAACAGGTGGAACTGGTGGAACTGGTGGAACAGGTGGTGCTGGTACATCCGATGGTGGTACTTTTGACTTAGGTGCTACTCAATGTGATGGATTATATGTAGGTAATGGTGCAACCAATTCATCAGCGGCTACAGATACTGTTAGATGTGAGGGTGATGTTATTGCTTTCTACTCATCAGATGTAACCTTAAAAGAAAATATTATTCAAATTGAAGATCCTTTAGAAAAGCTGAAAAAGATAGGTGGTTATACTTATGATTGGAAGGATAGTTATATTGAATCACAAGGTGGTTTAGATGATAAATTTATGAGAAAAAGTGATGTTGGTGTTTTGGCTCACGAAATAAAAGAAATTATGCCAGAGGTTGTTGGTGAAAATAAAAGAACAGGAATATTGGGTGTTAAATATGAAAAAATAGTTCCGTTGTTAATTGAGTCTATCAAAAAATTAACAGAAGAATTAGAGGAGTTAAAAAATGGCAGTTCCTAGCACAGGCACTCTTAGTATGGTGGGAATCTTTTCAGAAAAAAATGAAGATGATTATAGTGCATTTAATGAAGATGGTGAATCTAATATAAGTTTACTTGGTTTATCTAGAGATGGTACTGATGATAGCAGTGGCGGAGATTTAACTATAAATACAGCTGGTGGTCAAGGGGGAGATGGAGTGGCGCCATACGCTATGAGTGAGTTTTATGGTTACGATCACGATTTAAGTATATCATATGCAGCTTTTATTCTTGATGATTGGAATGAGGGAACAATAAATGCTGGTAATGATGTCAATATGGATACAAGAGCAACATTCAATACAACCGATTTTGAAGATGGTGACCTATATGTAGACCACGGAACTAATCAAACTACAAACACTCAAACTGATAGACCTTTATGGACAACATATGGTACACCATCAATAGTTTCAGATGAAATGAGATTTACTAATACTGATGAGACATATGGTATGTTTTGTAAGACAACAGACCAAAATAATCCTGGTATTAATAATGTACCTACAACTCAATGTGTTGCGTGGAGATTTAGATTTTTTATGAATACTACTAATAATAAAGATTCGAATTTGCACATAAATATGAATACCACCAGTCATACTAATCCAGCAGTAACTACAAATTCTTATCAATTTAGAATTAGGGATAATTCAGACCCTGCTACTGGAAGAATAGATTTTTATAAAAGAATTTCTACAACATCAAATACTTTATTGGCTAGTAGTACTTCAGGTGCTTACACTTTGGGAACAACTCAAGATTTTATTTTATCTTGGCATAGAGCTGGTACTGGTCGTTCAGCTACATATACTTGGAAGGTTGGTATGGCACCAACCACAACACCTAGTGCTAATATAATAAAACATAATAATGAACTTACTGTAAATGATGGCACATATTTTATTGCTAGAGGAATTTCAATGAGAGCAGCTAAAGCTATGAGTGTGCCAACATCAACTCATTATCACTCTTATGATATGCTTTCTTGTGTACAGATGGATGACCCATCATAATGGCTACATATTTTTCAGGAAGTGATGGTAATATTTATGTAGAACCATATGATAATCAATTTACAGCTTCATTATACAAAACTCAATATATTCAAATTGTTGAAGATGCAGATGATGATGATGGTGTATCTACTATGCCTGGTATATTATACGATACAAGTAATAATATGTATCAAGAATATAAGTGGAGTGCTGCTACTCTTATAGATGGTAGTGGCAGTTTTGATGAATCAAATTTACAAGGGTGTATATGGGTTTATAATTTAACTGATTCTCAAAAAAACACAATAGAAAATGATGCTCAATACATAGCTACTTATGTCACATCAAGTTTATAAAAATAATTGTTTTTTATATTTTTAGTTTATACTTATATATATGGGTTATAGTAATAGAGTAGAAAAAATAAAATACGATTTTGTATCACCATTCGGACCTAGCATAATGGTAGGAACTATTCCTGACAGCATATACGATGAGTTTAGTGAAATAATTCACAGAGTTATTGAAGAAAAACAAAGAAGTCACACAAAACAATTGTCAGGTAGATTAGATGAAGAATGGACTGTAGAGAGACAAGAATTATTTGAAACTAGAACTGAAGAGTTTATGACCTCTATAGTTAATAAATATTGTACAGATTTATTGGAAAGACTTTATTCAGTTAAACATTTGTCTGAAGAAAATGACCGAAGTATTAAAGAACAAACAAATATTCCTATAGAGGTTTTGAATACAGGTGGTTGGGTAAATAATATGGGAAGTTATGAATATAATCCAGTTCACTACCATCCGTTTTGTAATATAACGACTGTATTTTATTTTAATAGTATTGATGGTGATTTTATAGACGAAATTATAGCACCTACAAATACGGAGAGAAATCATAATGCTCCACCATCAGAACCAGGAAATACAGATGATGGTATGCTTGAAATAATTTACAACTCTTCACACTATTTTGAGTTGGGTACTATGAGGATAAAGCCAAAAGAAAAACAATTTTTAATTTTTCCAGCACATTTATTACATCAGGTATATCCATTTATATCTAATAAAAAAAGAATTAGCGCTTCATTTAACTTTACAGTAAATGCTGATTCGCAAATTATAAATTATGGGGCGAGGTAATGAACGATTCTTTATATAAAAATGGTTATGTTGTATTAGAAAACTTCTTTACACAAAGACAAATAGATTTTTTTATGAATCAAGTAGTTGAGGCAAAATTAAATAATGATTTGACTTTAGGAAAAGATGCTGATGAAAATACTGATTTACATCCTATGAGTTGGAATGTAAATTCACATCCTGTTTGGCAAAATACTTTATATAGCGTCTTACCTCAAGTTTCTAAAGTAACCGATGAGATATTAATTCCTACATATTCTTACCAAAGAACATACATAAAAGGTGCTGAAATGTCACATCATACAGATTGGCCTTGGTGTCAAATATCAATTACTGTAAATATTGGACAATCACATCCTTATCCATTATATATAACAGACTTTCAAACTAAAAAATATGTGAAGATAAATCAAAAACCAGGTGATGCTTTATTGTATATGGGATATAATACATCTCATCATAGAAAGAAATTTGAGGGAGATTTTTATTCTCAATTATTTCTACATTATATAATAGATAATAATGAGATGCAACAATATAAAAGATTTGATGAAGAAATTTTTAATTTTGAATTGAAAGAAAATATGGAAAAGGTTTTCTATACTGATGGTGTTAAGAAAATTAAAAATGAAAAATTTTCATATAATATGAAAGAGGAAGATAAAAATAAAATTGTTCCATATCAAGCAAAAATGATGAGAAGTACTAATAGAAATCCTAGAATAGATATAAATGATTTTGGTACTGATATTAGTCTAAGAGGTGGGCAATATAAAACTAAACAACTTTATCATTTTATGGATAGTATACATCAGACTAAAAATTCTTTAGAACCTAAATTTTGTAATGACCTTATAGATTTATATGAGGATTATGCTGAAAGAGGTGATGTGTTTCACGGAATGACTCATAGAGGACTTGACAACGATTACAAAAACACAGGTGAAATGAATTTAATGGATGTGCCAGAGGGTAAAGACTTTACAAAAACATTACAGAGTGTATCAGATCATTGTATAATGATGTATATTAGAAAGTTTGGACTAATGGAACACTACGACCCATTTGAAATAACTGCTGGTGGTGCTTACTATCCAATGTGGGAAGTACATAAATACGAAAAAGGTATAGGACATTATGAAGCTTGGCATACTGAGGGTGCTAATCTTTATGAATATGGAAATAGAATTTTTGTTAGTATGTTTTATTTAAATGATGTAGAAGAGGGTGGTAGAACTGTATTTCCTTTTACAGGTAATGGTATAAAATGTGAAGAAGGAAAACATTTAGCTTTTCCTTGTTACTGGCCTTATGTACATTATGCACAAACACCATTATCTTCTGATAAATACATAATCACTACTTGGCTTCAGAGTGTATGGCCAGAAGAATATCAAGAAAATTTTGTAAGAACTGAGGGGCACGATAAAGACAAAGACATTAGAAAGACAAAATTTATTTGGGATAAGGGTGGATAAAAAATATAAATTTACTGATGAATCTATATTAAAAGATAAAAGGATAGTAATGCACTCGTGGGAAACACCTGTGATGAAACAGATGGTTAGGTGGGTATGTGCTAATGGTGGTAATATTTTAGAAGTTGGTTTTGGTATGGGTATAGCATCTGATTTTATACAACAATATAATATAAGTTCTCATACTATCTGTGAAAACAATCCTGATGTTATTGAGAGATTAAAAATTTGGGCTAAAGATAAACAAAATGTAAAAATTGTAGAGGGTGATTGGCATCGACACAGAGATAATTTTAAAAAATATGATGGTATATTGTTTGATACATTTGACGATATGTATATAGAAAAATTTAAAAAGGAAACAGTTTACAAATTGTCAAAAGAAAAGACTAATTTTTGTATATGGGATAATATGGAGAGTGAAACAGCGCCATATGAAAAATATCAAACGATGAAAATTAAAGTAAATAAATCATTTGAAGATAGTTGGAACTACCATCCAACAGATATTGTTTATGTACATAAAATTACTATAAATGGAGAAAGTAATTGATAGAGGTTGTAAAGGACATAGAAATAGAAGTAAAATTTGATGCAGGTCCCTTTGTACAAATTACTTCTAAAGCTAAAAAAGATACTGAATATAATGTAGAGTTTTGGGATTCGGATAGTGATTACTTAGTATTTGATTCTATGATAAAAATTAATACGTGGACAGCTTTTTCTAGAAAGTGGTATACTAATTGGCGAATAGTGGTGTATGAAGATTCTAAATTAATTTATCAATATCAATTAGATTTAAAAGGTAAAGATGTTTTTATAAGATTAGCTTCAAATATGTTAGGAGATAATTTTGCTTGGATTTCATATGTAGAAGAATTTAGAAAAAAACACAATTGTAATATATTTTGTGGAACATTATTTCCAGAAATATTTGAAGAAACTTATGATTTTACTTTTTGGAAAGAAGGTTCAGAATGGCCATCAAAAGAATTTTACGCTACATATGAAGTTGGGGTTTTTGGTTATAAAAATGAAGAACCATTTTATGAATTTGATAATTCTTGTAACAAACAAAGTTTATCTGATATTTCTATGCAACAAGCGGCTACTGATATATTAGGACTACCATATAAAGAAATTAAACCAAAACTCAACTTAGAAAAATTTGAAAGTAAAAATAAAATTGAAGGTAAATATGTTTGTATAGGAATACACGCTAGCGCACAACTTAAATATTGGAATTACGAAAATGGTTGGCAAAAAATAGTTGATTATTTTTTGAATATTGGATATAAAGTTATATATTTATCTAGAGAGAAGTCAGGTTTTATGGGAAATAAAATTCCAACTGGCGTTATTGATAAATCAGGTGACTTGCCGTTAGAAGATAGAATTGGTGATTTAAAGAACGCCGAACTATTTATAGGTACAAGTTCAGGATTAAGTTGGTTGGCTTGGGCTGTAGATATTCCAGTGGTTTTAATTCACGGACACAATCATTCTTGGTATAATTTTGCTGATAAAACAAAACATATCAACTTAGAAAATGATGATAGTGTTTGTACAGGTTGTTGGCATACCGATGGATTTGCACCAGGAGATTGGTATTTTTGTCCAAAACACAAAGATACAGATAGACAATTTGAATGTACTAAAAAAATAACACCTGAAATGGTAATAGAGGGAATAGAAGTTATGCTAAATGATAAACAAAAATCGATTAAAACTTTACAAAGTGCTATAAATTTAACAATGGATGTAACATCAGAAGTAGGAAAGATGTGGTTTTACAATACTACTAAATCTGAGTTTTACGTTAGAGTGGTAGATCCTTATTCTGATTTAACTTTATATACTTCAAAAATAACTTTTGAAGATAATACTGCTTTTTGGCTTCCATTTAAATATGTTACTCCTTGGGAAAATTATTATTTAGATAAATTAAACGTTGAAGTTTATACAACCGACCAAACAAAAATTAAAACATTTGATGTCAAATTAAATGACAATGTTGTTAATAATAAAGATGAATTTAAATATGTAACCAATAAATTTGATGTAAGTTGGGCAAACCACAAAGAGATATTTTATGCAGATGAGTATAAAGGTTTATTTGATTTAAACGAAGATTCTGTGGTTTTAGATTTAGGTGCACATATAGGAGTTTTTACGAGATGGGTTTCAAAACAAAATGTTAAAGTTTGTTATTCATTAGAACCAAATCCAACTTTATGGAATGGACTTAATAAAACATTTGAAAATTCAGATAATGTTAAACTTTTAAATAATGCATTAGGAGAACTTACTGAAGATAGATGGTTAAAGTATCCACAATATTCTACATCAAATGGTTCTTTTTATATCAATGATTGGCCTGAAATAGAAGATTGGGTTAATCCTACTAATTATAATAATCCATTTACATACGAAAGAGATATAGTGGTTTCTAATATCAAATGCCTGTCATTTGATGATTTTATTGAACAAAATAAAATAGAAAAAATAGATGTTATAAAATGTGATGTAGAAGGCGCTGAGTATGAAATATTTCGTAATGCAAGTGAAGATTATTTAAAAGAAAATGTTAGTACAATTTTATTAGAATTTCATCACAATAAAGATAGATTAAAACCCATATTAGATAAATTAATAAAATGTGGATTTTTAGTTAAATATTTAAAAGGTGATGCTGACGCATATGATGGAACTATTTTATTTACAAAAAAGAAATCAAAACCTGTAAAGGTTGGTGAAGATAGATGGGTTATGGGTGCAAATATTGGACACGACTCTGGCGCTACATTGGTTAAAAATGGTAAAATATTCGTTTCAGTAAATTCAGAAAGAATTACTAGAATAAAGCACGATGAAGCTAATGATGATTTTCCTTGGAAAGCTATGGACTATTGTTTAGATTATGCTGGGATAAAGAAAGATGATTTAGAAAGAATTGTTTGGAATGGTATAGGATTACCTCCCGAATTAGCTATAGATCCAAATGGACTTTGGGCTAGTAGATTAAAAGAGAATGGTTATAATTTTTCTGAAGATAGATTAAATTATTGTACACATCATTTAGCACACGCTTATTCAGCACATTACTCAAGTGGATTTGAAGAATCAGTTTCAATCGTAGTCGATGCTGGTGGAGAAACTAATTATAGAGAAGTAATTGATAAATTTTTTACTAATAAAATAGCACATATGAAAAAATATCCAATAGAAAAATGTGTGGAAGCTAGTAGTATTTATGAAATTAAAAAGGGTGTATTCACTAAAATATATTCTGCTTTCAAACCTTTTCCCGAAGCTGATTTATGGCCGACATTAGGACAATCAATTGGAGAATTTTATGCTTTAGGTTGTAACTATATAGGTATGGATGGTTTATATGATGCTGGAAAACTTATGGGATTAGCTTCATATGGTAGACCTGAAGAATCTAAAAAAAGATTTGATGAACCAGTTGTGTATTTAGATCCAGATCCTAAATCAGGAGATTACTTTATAAGAGTGCATCACGCTGTTCCGAGAGAAGAACAAACTTCAGAAACTCTTATGTATATAGATACACCGAGACCAATATATTGGAATTCTAATATATCAGGTGAAGATTTTCAATCGAAAGCCGATTGGGCTTGGATGGTTCAACATCAATTCGAAAAAATGATATTGTTTTTAGCTAAGAAAGCTTCAATGAATTCTAATGTTAAATACTTAACAGGTTCTGGTGGTTGCTTTCTTAATTCAATTGCTAATCAAAAAATAGTTGATTTAGGTTTATTTGATGACCACTTTTATGTACCAGCATCGGATGATGGTGGCATATCAATTGGAACTGCCTTTTATGGATATTATAATTTTCATCCTGATAAAGGTAAGGTAAATTTAAATAATAAAGAAGAGACTGTTTTTATGGGTAAGGATTACTCTGAGGAGGAAATAATGAGTGATATAGAAAATTTTGATAAAATAATTTATGAAAAAATTGAGGATGAAGAGGAGTTAGCTAAAAAAGTTGCTTCTTTTGTACACGATGGAAAGGTTGTTGGTTTCTTTCAAGGTGGTAGTGAAATGGGGCCTAGAGCATTAGGACATCGTAGTATATTAGGAGACCCAACTCATCCCGATATGCAAGATATAATCAATAATAGGGTAAAACATAGAGAGTGGTACAGACCTTTTGCTCCTGCTTGTACTGTAGAAGATGCTCATAAATATTTCACACATACTACAGAAAGCCCTTATATGTTGTTAATAGCTCAAGTAAAAGAAGAATTCAAAGAGAAGTTGCCATCTATAACACACGTAGATGGAACTGCTCGATTACAAACTGTAAGGAGAGAAACTAATCAGAGGTACTATGATGTGATAAAAGAGTTTGGAAAACTATCGGGTATTCCAGTAGTTTTGAATACTTCTTTTAATGAAGCTGGTGAACCTATAGTAGAAACTCCTGCTGATGCTATAAGATGTTTTCTTAAAAATGATATTGATTATTTAGTTGTAGAAAATTATTTAATAACACCAATCAGAGACTAATAAATGACTTGGGTTTTAGGTGTAAACATAGGGCATCAATCTGGCGCTACTTTAGTAAGAAGTGGTAAGGTATTTGTTTCTATAAATTTAGAAAGAATTACTAGAATTAAAAATGACAATGGCTATCCACCGCCAGAAGAAAATAATTGGGATTATTCATTAATAGAATTTCCTTGGAAAGCTATGGACTATTGTTTAGATTATGCTAACATACAGAAAACGGATTTAGATAGAATTGTTTGGAATGGTATTGGTTTAACACCAGACCAACAAATAAGTGTAGATGGATTTTTAGTTCAGAAGTTGAAAAAAAATGGATACGATTTGCCAAATGATAGATTAAATTATTGTACACATCATTTAGCACACGCATACTCAACTCATTACTCAAGTGGTTTTGATGAATCTATTATTTTAGTAGCTGACAATGCTGGTGAAATGAATTACAAACAAACAGTAGATGATTTTGTAGAAAATAAAATAGCACATATCCAAAAAACAAGACTTGGTGAGTGTGTTGAAGCTACTAGTATTTACGAAGTTAAGAAAGGTGTATTTAAAAGAATATACTCTCGCTACAAAGCAGCTTACTCATATTTTAATACAGTAGGAAAACACAAAGATGGGTCTGGTTTTAGCACTAGATATAGGTTAGGAAAGTCACTTGGAGAGTGGTATTATGATAATTGTATTCACATAGGTTTGACTGGAGATGATGCTGGAAAACTTATGGGATTAGCTCCTTTTGGAGATGAAGAAAAAGTTAGAGAAAAGTATAAAGAACCAATGGTATACATTGATAAAGATCCTAAAGCTGGTGAATACTTAATAAGAGCTCACGAATATCTTCCATATGAAGAGCAAGAAGAATTGGATGAAATGTATATAAATACACCAATACCATCTTATATGAGTGATACTATATATGAAAATGATTTTCAATCTAAAGCAGATCATGCTTGGTTTGTACAAAATCAATTTGAAAGAGTTGTTGAATTTTTAGCTAAAAAGTGTTCAATGATTTCAGATGTCAAAAACTTTTGTGCTGCAGGTGGCAGTTTCTTAAATTCTGTGGCAAATCAAAAAATAATAGATTTGGATATTTTTGATAATCACTTTTTTGTTCCAGCAGCTGATGATGGTGGTATAAGTTTAGGATGTGCTTTTTATGGTTACTTTAACTTTCATAGTAAAAAAGGAATTTTCAACTTATCTAATAGAGAGGATAGTGCTTTTATGGGAAAAAAATATAATGAAAAAGAAATATTAGGAGCTCTTAATGAATATAGCTAAAAAGCCACAAACCGATGTGGATATTCTTCATTATATTAATCAGACAAAAGAATTTTGGAAAGTAACAGATTTTCAAAAAGAGATATTAGATTTTGAGGGTTTCACACCACATATTCCTGATGACCTTAATTTTTACATAGGACATCCTGAAATGGCAGTAGATTACAGATCTGATCGTGGTACTTCTTTTGGAGATATTATTCCATATACTAGATTGCCTGAGTTATTAAAAATATATTATAGAGGGTGTAAAGTATTTATACCAAAATGGTTCATTGATGTTTTTCAGCACAATCCATATATTGATGGAACACACGACTTTGATTATAAGTGGGGTTCTATGGGAACTTTTGGAACAACGATTCAGCGATGTACTAATGTTTGGGGATTGAGAACAGAAGATTACACACCAAAATTATTTGCTTCACCGAATATTAAAAAAAGAAAAAACACTATATTGTTTACATTAAATAGTAAAACTGGTGGAAGATTTGGAGATAATGATTTATTAGAAGAAGTAGTTGAACATTTAGGAAAAAAATATCACTGTGTACAATTAGGTTTGTCAGATGACTATTTAGTCAAATCAGCACATAAACACGTTTTAAATATTTCTAGAAATAAATTAATTGACTTTGTTGCAGAATTTCCTATATACATAGGCGCACAGAGTAGTATATATCATATAGCAAAGGGTTTGGGTTTAAAGACAATTGGGATATTGCCAGAAAAACAAAGACTAAAAGAAGCAGGTAGTGTACAAACTATATTTGGTGGATTTCATCCAGACTATGTACAATTACCTTTGCTTACAGTAACCAATACTATGGAAGTTGTACCTTGTGGAGAAGAACATTTTGAAAGAGCTAAATATTTTCAACCAATGTTTCCCAATCAACCGCCAAATGGGGGCGCAGGTGAAAACTCTATAGCAGGATATAATGACACTATAGCACATTTAGGTTGGTTATATCCCGATACACCACATTTAACTATGAGCCCTTTGGGAACTGAAAGATGCCCTACGCTATCTAAAGAAACTATTGATATGGCTTTAAATGATGAGATATATCCATTCAATGATGATAGATTGTGGGATTATTACAAACATAAAGAGTTGTGGACTGCACCAAATACTGATCCTCTAAATATTGCAAAAGGCTTTTCAACAGTGCTTAAAAAAGAAAAACCTAAAATAATATCATCTCATATACCTAGAACAGGTGGAAATTTATTTAGAAATGTTTTATACGATTTATATGGTGTTCGTGATTGTTTAGAAAATGTAAAAGATAAAATATATTATGATGAAAAGTATTTTACACGTAAAGGTGATATGGTTATGTACGAAGATTATGGAGATAAGCCAGAATATAATTATTATGAAGTCAATCCCACAGTGGATGTTCCACAATACGAATGTATACACGGGCATTTTAGATTAGGTAAATATAAACAATTATTTAATTCTCATAAATTAATTGTTTGGCTTAGAAATCCTATAGATAGATTAATATCACACTATTACTTTTTAAAAAATTCACCACTACATATCGATCCTATACAAAACAAACTGATAGCAGAAGAATTAGACTTATATCAATTTTGTGAGTTAGAAACTTCTAAAAATATCTATAAAAAGTATTTTCAAAAATATTCTAAAAATATAGACTTCATAGGAATTACTGAAAGTTATAATGATAGTTTGAGAAAGTTTGAAAAAATGTTTGATGTTGAAGTAGGAGATACATATCCATATTTTGATATAGAATCAGGCGATTCAGATTTTAAAAACAATATACAAAATTCAAAGTGGGCTGTATATAAAAAAGAATATGATAAAATAGATAGAAACTTTATAAAAAAATTAAATCAAGATGACATAGAAATATACAATCAATCAGTAAGAATAAATTCGGAATATAAATTATGAGTAAGGTATTTGGTATAATAGGTCACGCTCACGATTCTACAGTTGCTTATATAGAAGATGGTGAAATAAAAGTGGTTATAGAAGAGGAGAGAATTCGTAAGATTAAATCTTGGGCACTTAGTGGGGTTTATCCGTGGTTTGCTATGGATACAATAGAAAATGATATGGGATATAAATTAGAGGATTCGGACTATATTTGTATAGCAGAAGTAGCAGAGCCAGATTTAGATAGATATAAATCAGAAGAGATGAGAAGAAAGGTGGTTACATATCCACATCATTTACTTCACGCAGTTGGCGCATATTATACATCAGGTTTTAAAGAAAAGACTTTAGTTATTACTCACGATGGAAGTGGTTTTAAAACTGTTGGTAGGGTTTATTTAGGTTATGATGATAAATTACATTTAGTACATAAACAACCAAAAGAAAAATCAGCGTCTATTGGACAATATTTTGGTCGTTGTACAACTCAGTTTGCACCAAAAGGAGCTGTGTGGCATTCTCTTAAAGATGAGGGAAAGCTTATGGGTATGGCTGGTCACGGAAAATATAATGAAGAGATGTATAATAAATTAAAACAATTATTACACTACACCAATGATTTGAATTTTGGTCCTTGTGGAAATTGGAATAGAGTAGAAACATTTTTTGAATCACTTCGTGAAGAGGAATCTGATTGGAGTGATAATTTCGAACTAAGAGCCGAGTGGGCTTTCAATGTACAAAAGTTATTAGAAGATGTTTTTTTAGAATATTTAGAAGATTTACATAAATTTTATCCTGAATATAAAAGGGTGGCAGTTGCTGGTGGCATTTTTGCTAATGTAAAATTAAATCAAAAAATAAATGAATTGGATTGGGTTGATGAAGTTTATGTGTATCCTGCTATGAGTGATTCTGGACTAGCATTAGCAGCTGCTATAATGAAATCAGTAGAATTAGGTGAGTGGGAAAATAAAAGATTTGAAAATGTATTTTTAGGAAACGATTATACAAAAGACGAAATAAAAAAAGAAGAAAAAGAATGGAATTTCAATAAAGAAAAATTTGACTCTAAAAAAGTTGCTAAACTATTAAATGATGGAAATATTATTGGTTGCTTTCAAGGAAAAATGGAATATGGACCTAGAGCATTGGGTTCAAGAAGTATTTTAGTTAGAGCTACCGATAAAGAGATGCACGAAACTTTAAATAATAGATTAGAAAGACACGAAATAATGCCATTTGCTCCAATTATTTTAGGAGAGAAAGTAGATGATGTTTGTAAAAATACAAAATCAAAAATGACTGCAGAGTTTATGACAATGTGTTATACAGTAAAAGATGAGTGGGTTGATAAAATACCAGCAGTAGTTCATAGAGTGGATAATACACTAAGACCTCAATTAGTTTTTAAAGAAAGAAATAAATTCTTTCATAGTATTTTAAATGAATATTACAAAATATCTAAAATACCAGTTCTCTTAAACACATCTTTTAATGGTCACGGACAACCGATTATATATGATTTGAATCAGCCATTTGAACATTTAGAAAAAGGAACTGTTGATTATTTAGTTTTGGAAGATAATTTATATTGGAGTAAAAATGAGAAGAAGGCCGATTAGAGCTCCTTGGGAGGGCGAATTTATGAAACAGAGACAAGACCATATTAAAATAATTAAAGATCCTATTATTAGATGTATACACACTAATGATGAATATTTTACCTTATATGTAGAACAATATATAAAGAATCAAAAAGGACAATTGTGTTTTTGGAATTCATATAGTCTAAATGGTATGAATGCATGGCATGGAAATTGGGTTCAATGGCACGCTGATTGGGTTTTTAAAGTGTATGGGTTAAATAAAGGTAAATATACTTTTTTAAAAAGATATGATTATGATTTAAAAGGTAAAAATGTACAAATAGTTTTAGATACAAAAGATTGGGAAGAAGCTGGTGAGTGGTTAGGTTATTGTAAGAAATTTCAAAAAGAAACTGGTTGTAAATTATTCATCGCATCAGATGAGTTTAATAGAGGACATTTTTCCAATCAAAATACAGACCAGATTATAAAATTTACAGAAACTTATAATAAAGGTGTAGAGACAATTGATGGCATAGGTGTACCACCTGATGAATATAGCAATTCACCGATACACGATTTATATGCTAGGTATGATATAGGTAGGTTTCCTTTGACTACTAGAAAGAAGTATGGATTTGAAAGAGACCAATGGAGAGTTGATGATAAAGATAAAGAAAGTTCACATAACTCTATTACTTTTAAACAACAGAATAAATTACCTTTAGGTTTAATTGAAATGATGAATTTTACATTCGATGGTTGGAAAAATCCTGTGACTATTTCACAATCACAATTAGATGAATATTATGGTATAGTTGATAAAGATGTAGAAATAGAGGAAGCAACATCAGCTGACATAGTAAAACAAATACTTGGATTCAAAACAAAATATTGGGATGGTGTAGATTTAAAAAAAGAAGGACATAGAAAAATAAAAGGAGAATTTACTCAACACGAATTCTTTTCAGGTGGATTTCATAGTTGGGGTAAAGGAGAAAATGCCACACGAGTTGCTATACAAATATTGAGTTACAATAAACCTTACTATTTAAAAAGAACTTTAGATTCTTTAATGGAAGTTATAGAACACAATGATAAAATTTGTGTATTGGAACAATCTGATAAACCTGATTTGAAAGAACAAGCAATTGCTGTTTGTAAAGAATATGATAATATAACTATAATTTCTATTGATGAAAATTTAGGACAAAGAGGTGCAACAAATAAAGTTTGGGAAAGTGGATTTTTTGATAATTGCCAATACATTATGTTTTCAGACCACGATAATGAATATCACGAACCATTAACTATACTTTGTGATAAATTAGATGAAGAAAATAATGTGACGATAGCAACATTTTATAATTCACCCGAACACGACATTACACACAAAGATGGTAATTGGTTATACAAACAGACTGCTAGAGCTGGTAATATGATGATGAGGCGTGATGAATTAATTCAAATGCTACCAATTGATGTAGACTTATATTCAGAGACAAAAACAGATGAGGATTACTGTGCTTGGTTTGCAGGTTTAGATTGGTGGGTACAGTGGTGGCACGATGAAAGTGGTGGTAAACAAAATAGAGATAATTTTGTAGCTTGTTATATGGGTGGTTGTACACATTTTGGAGTAGAATCAACTTGGCAAGGTAAATATGATGATGAAATTCCACGACACGAATCACTTTTGATGAAAGATAAAACTATGGAACAGATAGTAAAAAAATATCCACCGAGAAGAGAGTATAATCACGGAAAAGAGTGGTGGTATGAAAAAGAAAAGCTTGATTTAAAAGATGTTACATTGGTAATAGTGGATTGTATAGATTATGAAAGAGCTTTAAGAGCTGTCAATATTTCTACTATATATGCCAAATTTGGAGATGTTAAATTTTTTACATCTATGGATAAAGATAATGATGATATAGTAAAAATACCACATTGTCAATCTAATTTTGATGTTATACATTTTATGTGGAAGAAAATGAATTCATATATCAAAACTAAGTATATTTTACATATAGAATTTGATGGTTTTATTTTAAATCCAAAAGCTTGGAAAGATGAGTTTTTAAATTATGATTATATAGGTGCACCGTGGTGGTATGAAGAAAATAATGTTGGAAATGCTGGATTTAGTTTAATAAGTAAAAAAATGTTAGACTTTATACAAAAAGATGATGTTATGGACTTATATCCATCAGATGATGACGCTATATGTAGAATTAATAGAAAATATTTAGAGGAAAACGGAATAAAATTTGCACCTGAAGAGTTAGCAGCTGATTTCTCTTTTGAGGCTAATGAAAAGCGTGGTGATAAGTGGGATGGACAGTTTGGATTTCACAGTCCATCAATGGAAAATGAAAGACACCCTAATAAATTTAGAGGTGGTATAACAAATATTGATAATTGGCCTGATAAAGATAAGATTAGATGGCCGAATGGTTAAAAAAATAGATTTTCAGATATTTATCTGATATATATTAATATGAAAGTAATAGGAGTAAATAATGAGTGAAATTAAGTTTACAGAGGAAGAGTTACAATCTCTTAGTGATTTAAGTAAAAAATACCAAGACATTCAACTTTTAATGGGGCAGGTTTCAGTACAGAAGCTTGTAAATACCCAACGAGCAGAAAAGATTGAAGAAAATGAATTACAATTGCAAGCCGATTATGTTGAAGCTCAAGAAAAAGAACGTGAGTTAGTAGCACAATTGAATGAAAAATATGGAGCTGGTCAATTGAATCCACAAACAGGTGTTTTTACGCCATCGCCTCCTCAAGAAACTCAAGAAATAAAAGCCGAAGAGTAAAAAAACTTACCAATCGGTTGTGTTTTGAGATTTTTAGCTTATATTTATATATAATAAATTTCAATAATTTTTAAACCCTTTAAGGAGAAAACACATGGCAGAGAGAATAGTCAGTCCTGGTGTATTTACTCGTGAGAAAGATTTATCTTTTCTACCGCAAGGGATTTCTGAGATTGGAGCTGCTATTGTCGGACCTACTGCAAAAGGTCCTTCATTTGTACCTACAATAGTTAGAAGTTTTGAGCAATTTGAACAGGTATTTGGATCTTATAATAGTGATTACTATACACCTTATACTGTAAAAGAATATTTACGTTCCGCAGGAACTGTAACAATAGTAAGAGTTGGATATATCGGCGGTTATTCCGTAGGTGGATTCAATCTACTTATTAGTGGTTCGTCAGCGAACTATGGTGAGAATGGAAAATTAGTTGTAGCTTCATTTTTACCAGCAATCAATAATAGTAATGGAACGGGTGCTCTAAGTGGTTCTATCAAAGGTGCTACAAGCGCTAGTAATTTTACATTAGAATTAGCTGGTGCTAACGCAACTGCCAGTTTAACAAATCTTTCAATAATAACTAAAGGTTCTGCTACTGGAGAGAACGATGCTGTATCTGGTGATTACATTTTAAGGCAAGTTCCTTCAGATCCTAAAGCACAATCAATTGGTAGTACAGAAGCTCCAGGATATATGTATAAGTTTTTTGAAAGCTCTGTAAGTGCTTCATTTGCCGCAGGTATGATAGCTTCTGAGGGTATAACTGCAGGTAGATTGTTTACTGAAGATGCAACCTTTAATTTTGCTGGTGGAACAGAAACAGTTGATACATCTAATGGTAATTATATTACTACAATTACAGGTAATTCAGACGCTTCTTCAGCTAGAACACCTTTTATTAATTCACAATTAATCGGTGGTAGTGGTACAAATCTGTTTAGAATTTATACAAGAGCAGATGGAAATGATACTAATCAGTTTTATGTTGTGATTAGAGATGTTAAGAGACCGCAAGGTTCTAATTCAAGTCCAAGTTATGCACAATTTGGTTTGGCTGTATATCGAACAGGTGATGCCGCACCAATAGAAAGCTATACTGGACTTAATATGGATCCTGATTCATCTAATTACATAGTAAAAGTAATTGGTGATATGTTTCAAACTGTAAATAACAATGGTGAGATTACCACATATGGTGATTATCCTAATATGTCTCAATATATCAGAGTTGGTGATTACAAAGAGGATGTATTTAGAAGTAATACTAACTTACAACCTATGGGTCACGCTGCTGTATTAGATCCTATTGTTTCTACAAACGTTGTACCAACAGCTTCATTTGGATTAACACAAACCAGTGATGGTGATAATAGTAATACTGGAACATACAAAGAGTATCTTCCTTATGGTATTAAATTACATCCTGATTATCCTAATAGTGAAATAACTACAAACTATGCTTATTTAGCACCAATTTCAAGTGGTGAAACGGCTGGTAGTAATGTTGATTTCGCTTTGGAGAATATGTTTGGATATGGTGATACTACATCATTTGAATACTCAAATAAAACCAATTTTGCTATAAACACACAAACTTTGACAATATCACAATCAGTTGAACAGTTAAAGTTTTCTGTTCCAATGCAACACGGTTTTGATGGTATTAATCCAGCTGCTTCAAAAGCTACAGGAACATCAATCTCATCTACAAATAGTATGGGATTTGATATGTCATCAACAACTGCTAGTGGTTCAATTGCTTTCAAAAGAGCGATAAATGCCATATCTAATCCTGATGATTACGATATTAATATGCTCGTAACTCCAGGTGTGATACATAAACACCATTCAGTAGTTACTAATCACGCAATTGATAAAGTTGAAGAAAGAGCTGATGCTTTTTATGTATTAGATAGTGCTGACATAGACGATAATGTTGCTACAGCCGTTGATAATGTTGTATCTTTAGATACTAACTATGTAGCTACTTATTATCCGTGGGTTAAGATTGAAGATCCCGCTGGTCAAGGTCAAGTTTGGGTGCCACCATCAGTAGTAATACCTGGTGTGATTGCTTTCACAGATAGTGTAGCTCACGAATGGTTTGCTCCTGCTGGATTGAATAGAGGTGGATTATCTAATGTTAGGATGACTAAGAAGAAACTTACTCATACTGATAGAGATACACTTTATGAGGGTAGAGTTAATCCGATTGCTTCATTTCCTGGTCAAGGAGTTGTGGTATTTGGACAAAAGACACTACAAGCTAAACCATCTGCACTTGATAGAATCAATGTTCGTAGACTATTAATTAGATTGAAGAAATTTATTGCTTCTTCAAGCAGATTCTTAGTATTTGAACAAAACGATTCATCTACAAGAGCTAGATTCTTAAATATAGTAAATCCGTTCTTAGAATCAGTACAATCCAATAGTGGATTAAGTGCTTTCAAAGTTGTGATGGATGATACAAACAATACACCTGATGTCGTTGATAGAAATCAGTTGATTGGACAGATATTCATACAACCTACGAGAACGGCAGAGTTTATTGTTTTGGACTTCTCAGTATTGCCAACAGGCGCTGCATTTCCAGAGTAATTTTTAAACTCAATTATAATACGAAAAGCCCCACATTAGTGGGGTTTTTTGTTTTTGCTTGATATTTATATAAGATGAATGGAAATTTGAATCGTCAATGACAGTAGTTCATCAATGTATTGGCATAAAAAAAGATTCAATAAATAATAAACATATCTAATTTAAGTAGGACTTAAATTAAATTAGGAGAAACATAATGGGAACAAGAGGAAGTTTAGCCAAACTCAGTAGAGAGCTATATCCTGGTTTAGATGCAATCGATCAAAACTTAGTATCGTTAGATAATGCAAACACCTTTAGTAATAGTCAGACTGGTGGACAAGCGAGACCAATATCAGGTTCTTTAGCCATAGCTGCTGCTATGAATTTAGAAGCTAATAGACGCTATCACGTAACTGATACAGATGGTGCAACTTATCAATTGCCACATTCTAGTGGTTCACTAAATACAGGCGATGTAATAGAAGTATTCTACAACGCCATATTAGGTGACAGTGAAGTTCATAAGTTCGCTGCAGGTGGAGGTGAATTATTTGCGCCTTCGTCTAATGTATACAAATCAGGTAATGCAGCTGCTGGTAATGTTTTTGCATTAGTAGCTAAGCCCGATGGTGATTCAAATGACTTTTTGAACTTAACTGGTGCTTCAAATGGTGGTATTGGAATAGGTACTTATTTAAAGTGTCTGTTTGATGGTGCTAAATGGCACGTTGAGGGTCATATTATGAATAGCGGTAATGGTGGAGTTGCTGTAACAGCGGCTTTTGCTGATAGTTAAGGCAGTTAATCATAAAACAACTGAAAAGGGTGAGATTTTTCTCACCCTTTTTTGTTTTCTATAAAACTATTAAAAAACTATGAAATATTTGACTAATATCCTGTATCGATTTTTTATTTTTTGAATATTTATATATGAAAGAATTAAACTTTAATTAGGAGAACTGTAATGGCAGACTTAATAGATCCTTCAGAAATTATGTTCACTCCGTTTGAACCGAAAACGAAAAATCGGTTCATAATGTACATAGAAGGTGTTCCAGCATATTTGATTAAAACAGCAAACCGCCCTACTATAACTTTTGAAGAAATAGAATTAGATCACATAAACGTTAAACGATATGTGAAAGGAAAGGGAGCTTGGGAAACTTTAGAGGTTACTCTATACGATCCGATTGTACCATCAGGTGCACAAGCAGTTATGGAATGGGTTCGTTTACATAAAGAGTCTGTTACTGGTAGAGATGGATATTCCGATTTTTATAAAAAAGATATTACATTTAATGTATTAGGACCTGTTGGAGACAAAGTGGAAGAGTGGACACTTAAAGGTGCTATGATACAATCAGCCAATTTTGGTGATTTAGATTGGTCAGTTAGTGAACCAGCAGAAATTACATTAACACTAAGATACGATTACGCTATCTTACAATTCTAAGAGGAGTTAAATATGGGTTTTATTCAAGAAATGCTCTCTAGCGATGCAAAAATATCTTCAAAACGAACAGTCGGTTTTGCCGCTTTCATTATGTTGATTGCAAGTTGGGGGGCTGATACTTTTTCATCTTTTGAAGTCAAAGATAAAATACTAGAATGTTTTATGTACATTTCAGTAGTTGGATTAGGAGTTACAGCCGCCGAAAAATTTGGTAAAAAATAGTTATAGTTTTAAAAAATCATAGGAGTCAATTATGGCAGAATATAAATTCCCTACAGAAGTAGTGGATCTGCCGTCAAAAGGATTATTATATCCAAAAGATAGCCCGCTATCTTCTGGTCAAATAGAAATCAAATATATGACGGCTAAAGAAGAGGATATTCTTACATCCGCTAATCTTATTAAAAAGGGTATAGTTGTTGAGAAGTTAATAGAGGCTTTGATAGTAGATAAGTCAATTAAATCAAATGAATTGTTAATTGGAGATAAAAATGCTGTTCTCATCGCATCTCGTATTCTTGCGTATGGTAAAGAGTATGAAGTAGAAATAGCTGGTCAAAGAGTAGAGGTTGATTTAACACAATTAAGCGATAATAAATTAGATGAGAGTTTAGTCGTAGATGGTAAAAATGAATTTGAATTTGAATTGCCAGCAACCAAAAGAAAGCTAACATTTAAATTACTTACATCAGGTGATGAAAAAGAGATAGAAAAAGAAATTGAGGGGTATAGAAAAGTTGGAGATGGCATTGGTTATGATTTAACTACACGACTGAAAAGTCAAATAATTTCAGTTGATGGTGACGATAAAAAAACTACAATAAATAATTTTGTAGATAATGAATTTTTATCGAGAGATTCAATAGCTTTTAGAGAATATTTAAATAAAATATCGCCAGATGTGGATATGACATCTACATACATAGATTCAGATGGAATTGAGAAGGAGTTTACGGTCCCTATGACCGTTACGTTTCTTTGGCCTGCCGCCGGAGTATAAACCACAACTACACGAAGAAATATTTCAAATAAGCTTTAACTCACAGAGTATGTTCTCATTTTCTGAGGTATACAACATGCCTATATATCTTAGAAAGTTTTACTTTAAAAGGTTACAAAAACATTACAAAGAACAAGCTGAAGAGATAAAAAAAGCTAACCAAAAAAATAAAAGTAAGCACCCAAATTTCAGAAAATAACATAGTTTGATATTTATTATTGAACCAATCCACACAAAAAACCTTATGGAGAATCGAAATGGGTTTATTAGATAAACTTGTAGATAAAATTATCGACAGTGCTAAAAAGAAAAAACAAAGCGCTTCTGTAAAGAGGGCTATTAAAAATAATCCTGCATTAAAAAAAGCTATGGACAATCATCAAAAAGCAGTTGATGTATTAAAAGTCAAAGTAGCTCAAATGGCAAAAGAAAAAGGTATAAAACTCTAAAATGGCTACCAAAAAAGATGTAGATAATGCAAAAGCGATAGCAGCTGCTAATAAGGCTGCAGCACAAACAGCCAAAGAACAAGCGGCTCACGAAAAAGACATCGCTAATTATAAAGATAAAACTCTAAGAGCTTCTCTTTCCGCTCGTGGTATTTCCAAAGAAGAATATCTAAATGCACAAAAAAGAGCTAGAGATGAAGCACTAGTAACCAAACAAAAACAAGACCAAGCTAAGATTGGAAAGACTACAGCAAGTTTAACTCAAAAAATAAATAAGTTATTAGATTCTGGTGCTGGTGCTATATTAAAATCATATAATTTAACTGAACAATTAGAACAATCGCAACAAGCTGCAGTTCTATCTACAGGAGATCTTCAAAAAGGTTACAATTTAGTTAATGACGCACAACTAGCAGCTGTTGATGCAATAAAAGCTGGAACATTTGATGCTAATGGTTTTATGGAGGATTTGGAAGAACAATTTGAAGGTATGAGTGATGAAGCAAAAGAAGCTTTAGATACTATGAGAGATAGCTTAAAAAGTTTTTCTAAAACAGCAGAAGAGGCTGGAAAGGGTTTAGAAAATGCTCTAAACATAGACGCAAAAACATTAGATGGTTTAGAGGGTGCAAGGGATAAATTAAAAGAATATTCTGCTATAGCATCAAGCCCAAAATTAATGGGCGCTTTTGCTATTGGACTAGCAGTAAAATTTATGACAGATTTTGTTGGGAAAGCCTTAGAGGTTAAACAAAGTTTAGGTGTATCTGCAGTAGAATCTGCAAGAATAGCTACCAACCTTAAAGCTGCTAGTGTTTCAGCTAAATTATTTGGTGGTAGTGCTGAACAAGCAGAAGCTGCTGTATTCAGTTTAGAAGAAAATTTTGGTTCACTTGATAATATATCATTAGGTGTATCTACTAAGGTTGGTGCTTTAACAGGACAATTTGGATTGGCTGGTGATAGCGCTGGTAAACTTTTAAAATCTTTAGAGGGTGTAAGTGGTGCTTCTTTAGAAACAAATATTGAATT